TGCCCAGAACATGTTAAAAAATTGACATCAAAAAGATTTAAAGGAATTAAGAAAAGTAAAGAACATGTATCAAAAGTTGTAAAAGCGAAAAGTAAGTTTTGGGAAATAACATTTCCTGATGGACACACAGAGGTTGTTCAGAACTTAAGTGAGTTTTGTAGAGAAAACAGGTTGAATGATAGTGCTATGAGAATGGTAGCAAAAGGTACTAGACCACACCATAGGAAGTTTGTGTGTGTGCTGTGTGAAAATAAAAAAAGTGTAAGTTATAAACAAGTGTTATTCAACAGGTGTTAATTATAGTGGTTGGAAAGAAGTTTATGGTGTTCGTGGAGCCGGTGGTTTTCGAAAGCGAAAACACATACCTGGCCTCAGAAACTTTCGACTCAGCCAACAACAAAGTAGTTATTGCTTACAGAGATGATGGAAACTCAGCCTTCGGCACAGCAGTTACAATAGGACTTTAATAATGATTAAAAAAGTAGATTCTTGGAGGAAAAAATGGAAGAATATAAGTTTTATTTAGAGGCAAATATGACAAAAGTGAAAGAAACAGATTCTCTGAAAAAAGAGGTCGCATCTGTTATAGATTTACCAAGTGATGATGAAAAACAACCAGATCTTTCTTATTTTAGTGCGATTTTTGTTTCCAGCGGAGAAAATCTAAATCATGCATATTTCCTTGGTTCAGAATTAGTTGCAGCAGAGAATACGGTTGTTAGTAAGGCTCTTGATGTAGAGCACAAGGAAAAAGACATAATAGGGCATATATTCTCTAGTGCATTTACAGATGACTCAGGAAGCGAACTTTCTTCTAAAGAATTAGCAGGTCTTGAAACAGCTGTACTAGATACAAGTGATATGCATATACAAATTGGATGTATAGTATATAAAAGTAGATTTCCAGAACTTTCTAAAGAAATAGCTGATGATGAATGGAAGGTCTCTATGGAATGTTTTTACAAGGATTTTGACATAAAAGTAGGTGATATGATTATACCAAGAACTACTGCAGAAGCAATAGGTATAGAAACTTCTGATGTTAGTATATATGGAAAACTAGGAAAAATTATAAAAGATGGTAAAGAAGTTGCTTCTGGAGAAGTAGCTAGGGTTCTTAGAGGTATTTGTTTTTCTGGTTGCGGTATAGTTAAGAATCCAGCAAATCCACCGTCTGTTGTTTTAGAAACAGCTGATGAAAAAGATGATGAAAATGAAGAGGTTTTATTTAACCTCGATATATATATAGAGGTAGCTTCAGAAAATGAAGATACTGTAGAGGAAGAAAAAAATTCAGACTTGGATGAAGAAAACATAACAGCAGAAGCAGAAGCAGAAGCAGAAGCAGAAGCAGATGCTAAAGTCTGCCCAAAATATATGAAAAATTTAAATGATGAAAAAGGTAGTTTGTTACAAGAAGATTGGTGCACAGAGTATGGAGAAAAATGTTCATCTGAAAATAAAAACTCTTTAGATGATGATTGCTTAACAAATAAAATAACAACCACCGCATCTTCATATATAAACGAACTTTTTAATTATGAACGATCTGATAGAAATATAGATGAGGCAACAGATCGTCTAATAAGAATTTTAGATAAAGCAAGAACTTTATCAAATAAAAATTTAAGGAGGAAATAATCTATGCCAGACTTAGGACAAGCTCAAACTGGTGAACTTAGAAGTACACCGAAACAACTTAAGTTGTCAGGTTCTGATAAGTCTTCAGCAGCATTCAAATGTATGGGTAATAACCACTACATCCCTTGGACTTGGGCTTCGCAGGCAGTAGTAGCTAGTGGAACAGACGAAGTTACATTAGCTAGTGGTGTGAAGTTTTATGATATGGATTTAGCAAGTTATGCTAACGTAGTGGCTACACCTAAATCAGACCCAGGCGGAAGATATTGGCTTGAATATGATACAGATGATAATATCATTAAATTAGTTGTAGGATCTTCAGTTTCTGGAGATGTGACTTTTAATGTTCAGGTTATGTTAGGAGCCGCTATAGATGTAAGTAGATTTAACACAAGGGGCACAGGTGCTCCATCTCAGAGTTACCCTTAGTATTAATGAATTAAGTACATACGGAAAAGGTTAAAAGGTTTTAAAAAATAAGAATAAATCAGGTTGGTATTAATTCAAATTTTAATTTTTAATTTACTAAATTAGGAGGTAAATAAGTTATATGGATGAAAATAAATTAGTTGATAACATCAAAAAAGTTGTTGATGAAATCTTCTCACAAAAAGAAAAGGCAGATCAGATGCAGAAAACTCAGGATGCTTTGAATGAATCAGCAAAAGTCATTGAGGATCTAACCACAAGTTTAGAAACAGCAAAGACAGAAACTGAAAAAGCATCAACTGAAGCGGAAGAAAAAATTGAAGCCGCTAAAACTGAGGTTGAGGAAAAGGATTCTAAAATTGGAGAACTTACTACTGAGCTTGAGGCAGCACAGGAGAAAGTAGAAGCCCTTGAAAAAGAGCTCTCTTCAACAAAAGAATCTTTAGAAAAAATCGAAAAAGACAGACTTGTAGAACTCAGAATGAAAGAATTAGATGAAGCAAAGGTTTCCTCTGCCAGTGATGTAGAAGCTCAAAAAGAAAAAATCAGAGATTTATCTGATGAAGAGTTTGCTTCTTACAAAAAAGATAGAGTAGACCTTAGAAAAGCTATTGAAAAAGAACTAGAAGCGTCAGCTTCTGCAGAAACTTCTACAAATAATGGTGAAGATTCCGGTCAAGAAGGCACCAATACACCTCCACCTAATGTTGAAGGTAACGCAGGTGATTCCGCAGCTATGAATTTTGAAACTAGTTCTTCTACTGATATTACTAGTAAGTACGCTGCTTTAGGTAAGGCTATGGCAGAAAGTTTTAAATCAAGAGCAGATAAATAGATAAGGAGGAAAGAAAGGTATGTTTATTCCGAGACATCCAGTTGTAGAAAACCAGTTTTGTAGTTATGCTGAAAGCGATTCTTTTGGCTCAGACGGAGTAGGCGGCGTAGTTGCTTATGCTGGTTCAGTTGTTTACTTAGATCCTGATGCTTCCAATGAAGAGGCAATGGTGAAAAAAATGGAACATGGAGTTACTGAAACTCCTTTTGGTTTCATTATGCAAAAAGTTAAGGTTGGATATCATAGTGTACACCCTACAGGATTTGTTATGCCTGGTGATTTGGGTTCAAGTGATGCTATTGCTCAACCTTTATATAATGCTACTGGTGAAATAACAGGACATAAATCTGTACCTGTTGGTGTAGCGCATTTAGGTATTTTTGATACTGTTCATTATACATGTGAGATGACTGATGGGGCTGTAGACTCTAAAATGGCTCCTGGCCAATCATTGTATCCTGCAAGTTATCAAGCTAGAATTACTAATAATTCTGACGATGTAGCCGCAGATGCAACACATGAAACAGGCGCTAGATGTTCTACTACAAAAGTAGCTAGAGTATTAAAAGGTGCAAGTGTAGCAAAATGTCAAGCAAATATTGACAACGTTACACTCTACCCAATAAGAATTAAGTTGTTAGTTTAGATTTTAATTGGATTAAAGTGTCTAATTTGACACATCCAAAATTATACTTATATTAATATAGGAGGAATATATGGATAGAAAAGAAATGATGGAGTTGTTTAAGGCTACCGCAGAAGTTAATACTCCTGAAGGTTTGGCTGCTTACAGAGCGTTTGCAGCCGCTTTAACAACACCCATCTTACAGAAAATTGAGTTGGACTCTATTATGAGACAACTTTTTACAGTTGAGAATTTGGCTCCTGGGGCTCAAGCAGTCTACCCAATAGCTGAAGACTTCGAAATTCCAGTTTGGGTGCTTCCCGGACTTGGATATGTTGCACAGAATTTTATTGAGGGTATTGGGGAAGAGGTTGGGCTAAAACAACAGGCCTCGTAATCTTGCTATTTGCTGGAACACCCTAAAGCCTTTTTTACTGATAACGTGATAATAAAAAGGATGATACAATGGGCAATCAAGCAGGGAACTTTAATATTAATGTTTTAAGGTGGTTAGGTGGAATAATTGACTCTGACGGTAGTATTGGAATAAGTAAAAATATTAGAAAGAATAACAAATTTGTTTATGCTCCTAATATAGTAGTAACTAATTCTAATGCTATTATAATAGAACAATGTCATAGTGTTTTATTAGATAATGATATAAATCATCATATAAAAAAGAATGGTACTTGTAGTAATATAGTTATAGGAAGACCTGGTATAATAATAAAATTTTATAATCTTATGAAAGGTTTTATTTTGACTAAACACAATGAATTAAATCTAATATATGATTTCTGTAACAGTAGGGTAAAAAGTGTAAATAATTGTGGTTGTAATTGGAAGGCAAATTATAGCGACTATGAACACGCTATTTATGAGAAATTAAAATTACTTAACAAAAATCATTATGGTGAATGTTTAGAATATGGTATTACTGAATCTTTCATAGATGAATATGTACTAACTAAATACACTAATTCGTGGCTGTCTGGTTTTATTGACGGTGATGGGTGTATAACTATTAATAAAATTAAAAGACCATCGGGAAAATATCAATATCAACCAATGGTACATATTGTTACAGGGTCTCCAATATCTAAACAGATAATATCGTTTTATTTAGATAGATATAATATAAATTACTATTTAAAAAAGGGTCTTCCTGGTGTTAACCATAGACCAAATTGTAGGTATAAGAAGTTTGAATTCTATATCAGGTCATTTGATGATTGTATGAATGTATTAAAAATGATAACTGATAATTTATATGGTAAAAAGAATAGGGCATTACATCTTGACAGTTTCTGTAAAAGTAGAAAAACAAATAGAAATAAGCCATATTCTGACTACGAGATTAATTTATTCCATAAAATAAAAAAAGATATTAAAGACACCTCAACGACTATAAGCAAGACACTTAATAGTGAAGATATAGTCTGAACTCACAGGAAACTGTGAGAGGGGAGGTCGAAGAACTTCCCCCGCCTGACTAAAATCAGGTCATTAAAGTAACAGTTTGCTATGTCCCAACATTCACAATAGATGCAGCAGCAGATTGGAAAATAACCTATGCTAGAGACTCTCGTATTGACATTGCTCAGAGAGCAGCTAATAGGGCAGCTAAAGATTTAGCGGCTTATGAGGAAGAATGCGGATGGCGTGTAATTATGCCAGCAGCAACCTCACCTTTTAGTGGAAAAGGTCTTTTAGGTTCAAGACCTGCACCGATTTATGAAATAAGCCCTGCAGCACAGGGAGCTGGTTATCTCTCTAAAGAGCTTATTAACAAAATGATCGTTGGATTTAAAAGAACCGGTAGAACACTTACAGATCTCTATGTATCACCAGAGGATGCGGCGGATATTAGAGAATGGACGGATACAGATATTGATCCAGTCACAAGACGTGAAATTTTCCAAGCCTCAGGCATGGGAAGTATCTGGAATGTGACACTCCATGAAGTACAACATTTAGGTGCTACTGGTATGTATAATATCAACGGCAATACATCAGCTTATGGTAAGTTTACTGCTGATGGAAGTAATCAGTATAACGGTTATACTTTGGATAATCCAAATATTACCGCAGCTGATGGAACAGTTTCTCAGTTAGGTGAAACTCAGATTTTAGGTTTTGACCTTAGTGTGAATGATTCTCTTGTAATGCCTATAAGGAAAGAGTATGAAGCACACGATGATCCAACATTACTACGTGTTCAGAAACAAGGATTTTTTGGATGGGCTGAGCTAGGATTTGCATGCTTAGATAGTAGAATGTTAGGAATGGGTATCATCGATAGAAGTTTATAGAATTTAATATAATGGGAAGCCCGGATGGTTTTTTCGTCCGGGCTACCATAAAAGGTATTTATGAAAATTAATTATATAGATGATACGGAAGATCTAACTGAGTTTAGTTACATTTATAAAAGAGATGTGTTTAGAAGAAATAATCTTTATTATAGATTTGTAAAAAATTGTTATGTTTGTGGGGAATCATTTTTTATGAGATTAAGTTACCCAACAGATGTTTGTTCTGTTCAATGCTCTATGAGTAAAGAAGACAAAAGAGTTAAAATATCAAGATCACTTACTGGACATAAAAGATCTCTAAGAGAAAGAAGTATTATATCAAACAGAATGAATAAAGGGGACGTAGTAAAAAACAACACTCCATTGTTTGATACATATTATAAACAATTAATACCTGTTGAAGAAGTAGATAGATTTGGTATAGTTTTATTAGTAAGATGTTCATTATGTAATGAATGGTTTATACCAAAAAGAACTGCTGTGGAGGCAAGGGCTCAGTTTATAAAAGGAAATACTGATAGGGAAGGAAGGTTTTATTGTTCTGATGGATGTAAGTTTAACTGTCCTATATTTAACAAGAGGAAGTATCCGTCCAATAATAAAAACAATTCACTACCATCAGAGAATCAAATAAGGATCTGGTCAAAAGAAGTATTAAAGAGGCACAACCACATATGTGAATACTGCGGCAAAAAAGCTAACACAGCACATCACATAATACCAAAGAAATTAGACCAATTTTATGCTCTTGACCCAGATAACGGAATTGCTTGCTGTGAAGAATGTCACTATAAGTATGGGCACAAAGATGAGTGTAACACTTATAATTTATCTAAAATAACTTGTTAGGATTTATATGTCTTATAAAGAAAAAACATGTTCAATACCAAATTGCTCTAATAGATTCATACCAACATCAGGAACCCAGAAATATTGTCCAAGTTGTAGAGAAAAAGCCACTAAATTAAAAGATAAAGAGCGTTGGAAAAAGACAAGTAGAAAAAGAAACGGTTACAAACTCCATAAGAAAAAATGTAAAGTATGTGGTAAGGAGTTTGAAACACACTACAAAAGACAAGTAACATGTGGTTCAGAAGAATGTGATAAAGAAAGAAGAAGAATAAATAGTGCTAAGACACATAAGAAAAGATCTAAAAAGTATCTTATAGAAAAAGGAAGAAGATACTACAAAGAAAACAATAAAAAATGCAAACTAAAAAAAGCTAGGGACTATAGGAAGAAGAATTCTAATGCAAAAAAGTACGACCCTGGTAAAACACATCAGCACACAACAGATTATGTAAGAAAATATGTTAGTAAGTTTGGTTACAAATTATTAACAAAGAAGTATATAAACAATAGACAAAAATTGTTATTACTATGTCCTAAAGGTCATGAATGGAGTACTAATTTTCATAACTTCAAAGATATGGGCAATAGATGTTTTAGATGTTATGTTAAAAATGATTACGTTTCTAAGTTTGAAGTATCAGTAAGAAATCTTGTAAAAAAGATGTATAAAGGCAGTATTATACTAAATGACAGAAATACTGTATTTAATAATAAAACTAAAAGATACCTTGAGCTTGATATTTATCTACCTAAAGAAAAGATTGCTATAGAGTGTAATGGTATTTATTGGCACTCTAAAAGTAAGGTAAAGGAAAATGATAAGATTAAAAGGGTGTTTTGTAAAAGAAAAGGAATAAAACTTATTATAGTTACTGATGATGAGTGGTTTAATGGTAATGGTAAAGATAAAATAAGTAGTCTTTTAAGTAACCTCTAATTATATAGGAGAGTGATTAAAAATATTGATATTTAATATAATAATAAGTTTATTACTTACTGAGGCTATAACAGAGTTAGCAGTTAAATCTGAATTTTTTCACCCTCTGAGAAAATTTTTATTTGAAAGTAATAACAAATTATTTAATTACATACATAAGTTATTTGATTGTGGCTATTGTTTTTCTGTTTGGGCTGGTATGTTATCAATATTTTTAGTGTTCTATTTAGACAATTTTGTGATAGATTTTTTAGTGTTAGGTTTAGTTGTACATAGGTTGTCTAATATACTTCATTTTTTTATTGATTTAATTAGTAGATTTAATAGATAAAATTTAGTTATTATAGGAAAAGGTAATTCTTATAGAAAAGGAGAGATTTATTATGGAAGGTTATGTTAAGAACGCATCCTCTGAATGGGCATATGCTATGAAGAGGGCAGTAAGGCCTGGTGGAAAGATACCTGTAGATGAGCTATATGAGCAATACGGTAAAAAATACGATATGAAGCCAGGAGAAGAATTTTTGAAGTGGCTCACTGATGTAAAGTTGAAGAACCAAGAAAAATGGAAAATAGTCTATGACTTTACTGAAAAAGAAGAGCCTAAGAAAGACCCAGGACAAAGAGAAGCTTCGTATTCAACACCATTGGTTCATAAGAAATTAGAAGTAAGCGATGTAGTTAATTTGTCTGTTAGAAAGGCTAGAGAAGAAGTACCTAAAATAATGGACCCAAAACTACTGAGCTATGCTTTGTCTGAGGCTAGACAGTTATCCAATAAGGATGTTCTGTGTAGAATTCTTCAGAAAAGAATTAAAGATTTAAGTATTTCTAGGTAATAATTTATAATTTGTTTGGAATTTTATTATGATTGTATTAAAGAAGGCATATTCCAATAGGGTAGAGAAAACCATTTTGCCTGGAGAGTCTTTTGTGTTTTTTACATTAGATTTATCAGACAATATAACTTTTGATTGGAAGGTAAAAATCATTGGTGATGGAAAATCATGTAGTTTAAAAGTTTCAAGTATTTATTCTGATGATATAGTAGATTCTACTAGATATTCCATTTTAGGTTATTATTTTGATTGTAATATAGATGTTTATGAAGATCCTGTTGGTTATTGTAAATTCGAAATTCATAATAATGAGTTATTTGATTTAAAGTGTTATGTTATTTTAAATTCTTTTTAAGGAGGAAGTAAAATTATGTCTCTTTTTGGGATAAAAAACGGTTTAGAGATACTTGATGCGGACGGTAGGAGTTATATTCTTAGGGGTAGTGCTGTTCCATCTGAAGGTGCTGGAGTAGAAGCCCCTGTTGGTTCTCTTTATCTTAAATCTGATGGTATAAGTTATAAGAAAACTGGGGCTGCTGACACTGATTGGCAACCATACAGTGAAATAGAGGGCGGAGGTCTTCTTTGGTCTACTATTAGTGGTACTTATACTGCTGAATCTTCTAGAGGTTATGTATTAGATTCTTCTGGTGGTGCATTTACAGTAACAATGCCAGCATCACCGGAAATAGGTGATTCAGTAGGTTTTGCAGGACTTGGTGATATTGCTACTAATAATGTTACTGTTGGTTTTAATGGTAATAATATGAATGGATCTACTGATGATTTATCAATTGATCTCGATTATTGTTATTTTGAATTACTTTATACAGGCGATTCTGCAGGTTGGGTTCTTTCTAATACTGATGAATCTGGTAATATAGACAGTTTACAGGCATTTGTTGGTAATAATGATAATACAGATCCAGCTATAACTGAATATACAGAGGAAAATTATATAGTTTCTGGAGATCCTCTTGATGATGCCATTGATAAATTAGATATGGCCCTTTTTGACTCTGTTGCTACTATATCTGGTACTAACTCAGCATTAGAAGCAAGAGTTACAACTAATGAAGGTAATATAGCTACCAATACTGCTGATATTTCTACTAATGCTGGGAATATAGCAACTAACACCTCTGATATTTCTACTAATGCGGGAAATATAGCAACCAATGTTACTAACATCGCAACTAACGCTTCTGGAATAGCTGTAAATGCTGCTGATATTGCTACTAATACTTCTGATATATCAACTAACACTGCCGATATAACCGACCTTGAGTCTTTTACAGGTAGTGGTGGAGCATCATCTACAGTTTATGCTAGTGAGTATTATGTTTCTTCTGGAGATCCTCTTGATGATGCAGTAGAAAAACTTGACGCTGCTATTAAAGCTGTAAGTGATGTAGCACTTACAGGAGTTAATTGGAGACAATCTATAGTAGCAGCTACTGGAGAAGTTGTTAATACAACAGCAGGTGCTTACTCAGGTACAGACTATTTTGCAGATGATGAGGAACCACATTGGAGTTATGCTGATTGGCAGAATGGAGATCAGATTCTTTCTACCAATGCTACTACTTCAGGTATAATTTATACTTGGAATGCTGGAGCAGACAAATGGGATGAGACTGGTGCTCTTGGTGCTAATGATGCTGTTGCTGTCAGATATGATTTTTTAGATAGCCCAGGTTCTCAGGAAGATGGTGCAGCTTATATGATGCTACCTGATGAGTCAGGTGTAGTTAAAATAGCTGATTTTGACCTTGAGTCTGCTGCTACAATAGGTATTTCTGAAGGTTATAATTCTACATCAGCTTCTGGAACTATTTCTACAATCGATAGTGTTGAAAGTGCTATTGAAAAATTAGATTATAGATCACAGTCTGCTGGTGGAGACCTTTCTTCATTAGAAGGTAGAGTTACAACTAATGAAGGTGATATTGCTACCAACGTTTCAGATATTTCTACTAATGCTGGAAATATTGCTACCAATACGTCAGACATTTCCACTAATGCTACTAACATAGCAACTAACGCTTCTGGAATAGCTGTAAATGCTGCTGATATAGCAGAAAATGCAGGAGATGTAGATGATTTAGAAGCTGCAGTTGGTTCTTCTACTGGCGTTGCTGGTATGAACTATACGTCTACAGTTTATGTTTCTGATGGTACTTCTGCTGTAGCAGCCGTATCTGCTTTAGATACAGCTCTTGAAACAACTGATGCTACTGTTTCTGGCTTGAGTGATACTGTTTCTACTAATTATACATATCTTACCAATGTAGATACAGCCCATGACAACCTTGCTAGTGCAGTTCTTACTGAAGCTTCTACATCCGTAGCAGGATCTGCTACTGGAACTGTATTAGACACAGTTACTCAGACTGGAACACTTGCTGCTAAGTGGTTCGTGGTTGCTTATGACGGTTCAGGAAATAGATATGCTGCTGAAGTTTATGGTATGCATGATGGTTCTACTAATACTGATGTAACAGAGTACGCTATTCTTAATATAGGAACAGCGTTAGATCTAACATTCTCTGTTGTTGCAGATGGAACAGACATGACTCTAACAGTTGATAATGGCGACGCCACTGGTGTTACTATTAAGACTCAGAGAACAACAGTTTCTGTTGATGCTGTAGATACAACAGCAGTTATTAGTTAATTTTTATAAATACTTGGGTGAGTGGGGATTCCCCACTCACCTTATTTTTTAATAGATTATGGAGGTATTATGTTTTCTAATATTTATAATTTTATGTTAAGAATTTTATTTTGTACTTTTAATTTTCATAAGGCTGGGCATAAAATACAGGCTTATAAAACACTAACAGTGTTTTCTTGTGAAAGATGTAATAGTGTTTTTTCCGTTAACAAAAAATAAAAACAAGTAGATAGGTTTGGAGATACTAAAATGATAAAAATTCCCAAGGGAGTAGTTTTTCCTATAACTGTATCTCTTTTTGATGACCATTTGGGGAAATTGATAAGTAATGAAACTGTAAATTATGACGTAAGGGATGTTTATGGTAACGAACTGATTCCGCCAGTAAGTGGTTCACTTAGCGAATCATCTATTTCCGAGGGCATATATTTAGAAGAGTTAAGTTTAGATGATCCAGGAAATTACATATTTTATGTTACTTGTTCTGGTTTTATAACAAATACTGAAACTATAGTGGTATATGATAAGTATGATAATTATATAATAGATGCACCTCATAATGTTTTTGTAATGGACATTATTAGAACAAATGAGGATATAACTGAATCTCAACAAATAAGAAAAGTAGGTATAGGAAAGACTGATTATGTTGTATCTGCAGTTAAGAGAGATGATGACTTTGATTGGACAAACCCTGTAAGTTCAGGCATATCATACGCTTACTATAGAAACATTGACGATGATCTACCTTATATGATGGGAGCTGGTGTTTAGATGGATGTAAGGACTTTAGTATCAGGTGGTCATAATTTATGGTCATATAAATATAAAAGCGATATAAGTTTGTGTGAAGGAACTATAGAACTTGAATACGGATGGCAATTGATAGCTATTCCGGTCATGTTCGGATATTGGGATTCTGTATCTCATAAACACATACATAACTCCAATATAAGATCTAGATTCAAAAATTATGTTTTGGATCAGATTACAGATCTTTATGGACAAGATATAATTGGTGTAGCAAATACTTATACTGGAGATTCACAGGCTTTTTATTCTTTTATACCAGGAGTTACTCCTGAAAGTTCCCCACACAATTTTAATTTAATTTATAGTGATGGAGATCATTATGAAGTTTCTGGGTTTTGGATTAATATAATAGGGGTAAATGGTCCTTATGTAATTAGTTGGGGGGAATAATTTTGTCTGTAAATATCTCTTTTGCCGGTTTTGTTTATGATAAGGACGGAGTTTTATCTAGTGATAATGTTTTTTACCAATCATTTTTTTATCCTGTAAACCCAGCATCCAGCGCACAGAAATGGAACAGTGTTAGAACTACAGAAACTAATGGTTATTATGCACTAAATCTTGGAGATGGTGATTTTCTAAGTCAGACAGGTATAATAAACTCAGGAGATAAGGTTTTAATAGTGTTTTGGACAGGCAGCGATAATAGATTAGCCTTTTGTGTGGATATACCGGAATGGTCAGTATTAGAGATAACTATGGATGGTTCTTCTGTGTATAATACAGACGTACAAACAATGGTAGATTTACCTCCTAACATTATTTGGTCTCACAATATACCCGAAGATGCCTATGTAAATAATACTTATAGTGTAGTTAATAATAGTAATGATTATAATAGCTGGACATTTAATGATACATCTTTATATCAAATTGGAACAAAGTATGGCCAAGATATAAATTCTAATTCTCATATATATAAAACTGATGTGTCTTTTGGAGATGGAAACACAGATGAAATCTCTGGGACATCAAATTTTAATTATAAATGGATAAGTCCTGGTATATATACCCTCTTATTAGAAGTTTTTGATGTTTGTGGTAATAGCTCGTCTTCTTCTGATTCTGTAAAAATCAAATATGAACAGCCTTCTATTGATATAGAAATGATTCCTTCAAACCCAAACCCAAACCAACAAGTAAGTTTTAGATACTCTGGTACTGACACATACAATACTATAAAAGAGATTAGTTGGGTCATAAATGATTCTGGTAGCTATGGTAATACTAATACATCTTTAGTTAGTGATAGAGATGTTATTGTTGATCACATCTCTGGTTTAGGTACTAGTTGGTATGGTGTTGCTAAAAATTCAGGGGCTTTTACTAATCCAGGAGATCATGATGTAAATATAGTTGTTTTATGGAATGATGGTTTTGAGGATATAGAAACTTCTTTTACAAAAACTTTTAACCAAAGGAAATTTTCAGCCCCCGCCTTAGATTTTACACAAAGTCCACAGTATGCAATAGTAGGTGAAGAAGTAACATTTACTAATACATCTACTAATAGAACTATGGTGGGTAAAGGTTTACCTAATCATATAGAATATACATGGACAGCCGCTCATGAAAATATAAGTGTATCAGATACAGACAAAAATTTTTCATATTTATTTAAGGTGTCTCCAGATCTTTCATCATATACTATAGATTTGGAAGCAGAGTGGACTGATGGTTGGGATACAAAGACCTCTTTTATAACTAAAAACCTTGTTTTTAAAACTGCTGTGCATATTTATCAAGAAGAATGTTATTATAATATGGATATAATAGGTACTTCTAGTGACGGTACAGTAGATAGTTATAAGTGGTTGGTTTTTCATGGAGAAGATGAAACAGGTCCATGGAATCTTCTTTGGGAAAGCCCAAAAAATATATACCAAAATAATAGATCTATATGTTTTACTTCTGAAGGTTTCTATAATATAGAAGGTTATGTTTATGGAACTGGAACTACAGGTAACGATAACAATATTTTATTTATTGATAAAGTTTGTGATTATTCTACTGATGTATTGACTATATGGAATGGTACTGGTATATTAGATAAGAGAGGGGATTGGAATCACCACGGAGTTGGCAATGAATCATCGTTAGCAGCATTTGATGGAACAAATGGTTTATTGGTTTCAGCAAATATAGGTAGTAATGTAAGGTTTACTAATACAAATAACAACTTAGTAGATATAAATAAATTTAATTTCTTGTCTTTCTGGATAAATATTAGAAGTTGGAAAGGCGCAGGAAATTCTAAAATTAAATTACATAGTAATCAGGATAATAGAGGTAAATCTTTAAATATAGTAAGCTATGTAAAAACAAACAGACTTAAAACATGGCAAAAGGTATTAATAAATTTAGAAAGATTTGATCTTAGTAGAAATGAAGATGAAATAGGTTGGCCTTGCTATGTAAATGAATTAATTTTTTCATTTACTGATAATGTATCTTTCTATATAGATGATGTCAAATTGATTGTTGGTGAGATGGTTCCAGTACCAGTAAACAATCCTAATTTTACAACAACATACATAAAAGGAATTCAACCTTCTTCATAGATCGGAGGAATATAAAAAATGATAGGATTAACTTTTATAGTAGATGATATATTTACAATATATCAAGTTTATGACCAAATACAAGTAGTAAAGTACTATATTGATACTATAGATAAACCATCAACACCTGTTGGTGATATATATGAACTTACTAATTGGGCAGTTATTTCAGGAACTAATGCTTTTCCTTGCCCAATAAATTTATCTGTAGACAATAATACTTATTATACTTATGACCCAGAGGGAGAGGATTTAAGTTGGTACAGCTCTAGATACTATGATACTACTACATGGTCTTACAGTGGCTGGTCTGAACCTGTTCTTGGTGAGTATGGGGATGTATACTATAATCCAGCGTATCCACCTGAAACAGAGCTTACAGATGAAGAAAAGGCAATAATAAAGAGAATCAGGATATATATAGGAGATCCTTTAGGTATAAGAAGAGATTATGGTGAAGAGGCTTTAAAGAATGTTCATCCAGACGGTAAGACTTATGAGCTTTCTGAAAAAGGTTGGCCTATATTTATTAATATGTCTGGCGTAAATTTTAATTCTTTAGACAGCCCTGTTGTTAATGGCTATAGATATTTGAAATTTGATCAAAAAGTTTCTGATGTATGCATAAGTGATGAGACAAGCACTACTTTATGTGGAGACGAAGTAACAGAAAGGGTAAGAAAAAGTGTGGATGTTTGGTACTATACATTTAGAAACAGCGACAAACAAATTTTATATGCTTACGACACGTGCATGCCCCCTCCAGGCATAACTAATGATACAGCAACAACCCAGATATATATTTTACAGACTTCTATTGATTTAATAAGAAAAGAGCTGTTGGAGGATGCTACTGAAGATGGCGCTATGGTAAAAGACGAAGGTAGCGTGTATGTCCCAGAAGGCGGACAAAAAATAAGAAAAGATATATTAGATGATTTAGAAAAAGAATTAAAGTCAGTAGTTAAAACTCTTATGTTTAGAGGTATTTCAGGCGTTCTAATAGACTAATGAAGGAAAAATCATGGTAAGGCGAAGAATACACGAAAAAACTAGAAACAGATTTAAGAGAGCTATCGCTGATGTGATAGACGGTTTGAGTAGGAAAGTAACAGTATATAAAAATCCTGTAAAAAATGAATGTTTTAATTGTTTTTATGATAAAGCCACTAATAGTTCAACAGGAAAGTGTAAATGGACAAAAGAAGAAGCAGATTCTAAACAAAGCGAATATGAAGCTGCAGGAGGAATGGGTATTAGATATAAATTTTTTAAGTTTGGCAGATGCCCTGTTTGCAAAGGTAAAGGACATAATGAGGTCCAAAGGAAAGTTTTTGTGGAAGCCTTAGTTATATGGAATCCTGAGAACAGAAATAATTATATAACTTATACACCAGCAGGATCTTCAGGAGCAGTTCTTGTAGAATTAAAAACAGATCCTAAATATATAGAACTTTTTAGTGCTTGTGATAAAGTAGTAGTTGATGGTATGAATTGTAAATTATCAAAAGTTCCAGTAATTAGAGGCATAGGCGGAGGAGCTGTTTTAGTAGTTACACTTTTTACTATACATGAAGACAATGAAAAAGATATTTTTAATAAGAGGTATTGATGAAACTAAAGAGAGCTGTTAATAATATAAATGATCTTATAAGATCTGAAGTAATAAAGGAATTAGAGAGAAAGGTTCCTAAAGCTAAGGAACTTCTTCTTAGTTACTATGATGATTTATATGATTATATGCTTTACGATGGAAACAGTAAGGCTGATCCAGGACTTTTTAAAGAGAGGTTTGAAATAGCTTTAGATAGTTTTAATTTTTTATCTACATATGGAGAGTTAAAGTTTGTTACTCCAGATATGGAGAACTTTGATTTTACTGGTCTTGATACAATAAGAATGCTTTTTGAAGGTATACCTGGTGAATACCTGGAAATATCTCATTCTGATTATGATATACTAAATGTGGAGTATCCAGTATATATAATAAACGATTTAGATGCTGAAGGAGAGTTGTTTTGTATAATAGAAAAAAATGATTATGTTATGGATCTTATTAGAAATGTTCTTAATAAGCCCCCCATACTTTTTCCTTTTTCAGATGTTCCTCCTTTGTATGATGTAGTTTTTGGAAAATTAGATGATTATATTACAGAAAATTTAGATTCATGGGTTAATGTAGTTGTAGATAGGTGTACTAAAGAAGTAAATCAAAAATATAGAAAGTTGGACTTAGAATGAATAGACTAAGAAAAGAAACGACTAGTTTACATAGATATATAAAAGATACTGTTCTTAGAGAGTTCGTGGAGTCAGAACAAGGGGCAGAATTAGAGATCATCAGAGATATTTCATATGATAACAGTTTCGTTTATCAAACTCTTGTAGACACAGAGTTTCAAAATTCTACTGATGTTGGTAGAGGGTGGTTGTTTTTTGATTGTCCTAATTATGATAGCAACGGTTATTGTGTATATAGTGATAATACTTGTTCTCCAGAATTTGTTGTTGTAAGTGGAACAGATGCTTCAGGAAATTTTTGTTATGGAACACCAGAACAAATAAATAGAGTAAATGTTTATGATGAGTATTTAAATACTATACCTAATGAAAACTATGTTATAGATTACCTTGACTGTAGAATTATAACATCAGACGAATTAATAGTTCCTAAATTTGTTGATTATTATTGGAACTATGTGAGTGTGGTTGATGAATGGTCTTTAGTTAGAACCGCAAAACCACCTATAGTAGTTATAGATATAAATGGTATATCAAAAGAAGGCTATCAACTTGGCCCAGGCTCAAAAAATAATCCTACAGTAGACCTTCATATTTTTGCTGGTTCTTCTTCTGAAAGAACAGATCTTATTGATGTGATATATAATGGATTATATCTTAAATCTGCACCAATATATGAATTTCCTACTGGGGACGTTCTTGACTACGATGGTACTTTTTATGGAAGAAAAGATAATTATGACAGGGGATCAACACTGTTTAGTAGGAACACATTAAGCAATTTAGGAGAGACTATAGGAGGGTTAAGGTTTGATAATGTGGTAGCAAGAAACGTTAGAATGCCTGATATGTTGACAAGAGATAGAAACGAAGTAATGTTAAGTGGTTATAACAATTTCAGGGCCAAAATCTCATTTGACATGGTTTCATTTAATAGATTATGAGAATAGACGATGTAAGAAAAGAGTTTTATGATCGTGGGTTTGTATTAATTACAGACGAGTATATTAATAGTAAACAAAGGTTTGATTATGTTTGCCCAAAAGGACACATTGGTAGCATGCGTATAGATCATTTAAGGAGAGGTGTTGGTTGCTCAAAATGTTCAGGAAATAGAAAACTAACAATAGAATTTATACGTGAAGATTTTTTAGTTAATGGTTATAGGTTGATAACTAATCACTATAGTAACTCATCTCAAAAACTAAAATATGTATGTCCTAATAACCATTTTGGAAGTATCTCATGGAACAATTGGAATGTTGGGCATAGGTGCATGAAGTGCTCTGGAAAAGAAAAGCATTCATATAATTATATAAGTAAATCTTTTTCTTCAGCAGGCGAAAAATTATTAAGTAAAGATTATAACAACAATAAAGAATTATTAGATGTAATGTGTTGTAATGGACACATATACTCAGTTTCTTGGGATAATTGGAACTCTAAAGGCGTAAGATGCACAGAGTGTAACTTTGTTGGTGTTTCTAAAGCAGAACAAGAGTTGTATGACTTCTTAACTATATACACAGAAAACATAATCAAGAACGATAGAAAATTAATAAAACCATATGAAATTGATTTGTTGCTTGAAAAATATAAAATAGCTATAGAATATTGTGGTTTGTATTGGCATTCAGATAGGTTCGGAAAGGGAGAGGATTACCATTTAAATAAACTCATCCTTTGTAAAGAAAAAGGATATTTGTTAATAACAATATTTGAAGACGAGTGGGTAAGTAAAAAGGATATAGTTAAGGGAATTTTATCTGGTTTATTAAGTAGAAGAAAAAACGAACATTTATCTGTTAATGTAACCTCTATAAGTATAGAAACATATAAATATTTTTCTGATAAAAACAATTTGTTACACTTTAATAAACATGCTGATCAAGTTGTTGGTTTGTTTAATGATTACAGGATTATAGGTGTGGCAGGAATAAGTTGTTTTTATGAGGGATTGTCGATAGATACTTTTGTTGTTGATAAAGAATTTTATAGTTATAAGAATTATATATTTAAAAATCTACTAGAGTATATTGATTCAAGTTTCGATAAAGAATTTACTATCATAACATTTGATTTAAGATGGGAATTTTGCACTGAGGAATTACACAATTTAGGTTTTGTTAATAATATACTTATTAAACCAAAGCCCTGGTTTTTTAGTAGTAATAAAAGAAGATTTAGTTCTTCAAACGGCATCAAATATAATACGATTTATGATTGTGGATATATAAAAAGTATAAGATTTAAAGACGGGAAAGGCTTATCAGACACATTACTGCCTCGTTTTGTGAATGATAACAAGGACGAAGTTTTACTCGCCAACCTGAGTAATTTTTGATAAAAATAAATAGGAGGAATTAATTAAATATGGCACGTAATAGAATAATATATGCATCACAAAGTGTATGGATTAATGGGGAGGTTCTTTACAGAGTCCAATCATTAGGTACGACTACATCGTTTACAAGTGAAGATGTTTTTGAACTAGGCCAACTTGATATCATCGATGTCGTTGATGATGTACCTGCAGTAGCTGTTACACTTAACACAAATGATTTTGGTGATGTAAAAACCTTAGCCGTATTATCACAGGTAGCTCCAGCAAAACTAGACATGGCATATACTGCAACCCCAACCAATGCAAATTTGGTATCTGGTTCAACATATCTACATGGCGTAGCTCTAGCTGACTTCGCTGTAACATGCGGCAACTTGACAGGTGTAACCTTATGGGCTCCTGTTCAGGATGAATGTTCTATAGGAACTTTGGCTAATAATATTGACCAAACATTATTCCTAGACAGAGTTTATGTAAATAGTTTTGAGTTGAGTTACACCACTGGTGCTAACGCTACTGAAAACTATGGAGCAGAAACAGATAATAAGAGATGGTTTCTTAATGCAGGAAGATTTATCAATTTTGATGAATTTGATTTAACAGCTCAGGATATTGTTGATGGTTATGTGGATCTAACTCTAGACCCTTCTGCAAGTATAGCTGAGATATCTACTGGTATTGGTTTTTTAAGAACCGATGATCAAGGCGCTCCAGCAATTTCACATTATGATGATAGTGAAAACACTATGACTAATGTAGAAATAATTGTAGGAGATACAACAGCATCAGGTGTGTATGTTTATGAAAATACAGGGACAGATCATAGGGTTTGGTTTCCAACAGACACCAATGTTCCTGCTGAAGGAGATAGATTACAGGTAATATATTCAGCAGATGCTTATGCTGGGTCTATGAACACCTATTTTACTCCACTCGAAGATCCAACAACTAGACCATCTGATGTTGGTGCTCTAAGACAGGGACAGATAGAGGTTTATATTGTTGACCCTGATGCAGGAGCAGGAGAGTATGCTAACGCTTGGCGTTTAACTGGTGCAACAATATCTGCGGATCTTACCAGAGAACCGTTGGCAGAGCTAGGACATTTATCACCTTATGATAGACCGCTTACTCTTCCAATACCTATAACAGTAACAGTAGATTCTACTGCAGGTGATTTGGAGAACTGGGCAAGATTTGCTGGAAAACATGACAATTATTTGTCTGAATCTGATACTTCTGGTAATACAAGTTTTGATGATATTGCTATTAAAGACTTGATGACTAAAGGTAATTTGGTTCTTGTTGTTAAGGTGTTCGAGCAAACAGATGAGGAAGCTGGAGGAACTGGAGATAATAGAAAGGTTCTTGGAGGAAGTTCCTTAATCGGTAAAGATTATTTTAACGACGGTGTAAAAGGTACTTATTCTGTTAATGATAGAGAATATGCACTTAAGACAGTTATAGTTAAAAATCTAAAAATTACTGATGAAGGTATGACACTTGATCTAGGTTCTAATGCAACTCAGACATTTGGTTTTAGAGCTAACAATGACTTGTTCGTAATTAAGGGTAACGTTTCTTATTCAATAGCAGAGTCTACTATTTTAAGAAATGCTTAATATGATATAATAGGAAGTGTGGTTGGGGTATTAATTTACCCCAACACCACTTTGAAAAGGGTTTTATATAAATAAAGAAAAGGAAGGAATTAAAGGTTATGGCAACTAAAAAATTTAAAGATGGAAGTAAGGCAATACTTGTGAAGTTAATGAGAAGAGAGGTTACCAACTTGATGGAGAAAGCTCTTGATTTTTCACATGTAGCGTGTCCAAGAGATAATTTCCAACAACTGCGTTCCAAAATACTTAGAGTAGGTAACGACTGTATGAGGTCGCTGGAGAAGGAATTTGATAATTTTGATGTAGAATATAAAAGATTATCTGAAGATATTATAGAATTTAATAAATAAAGGTGGAGGAAATAATTATGATTGATGAAATGGCAGACAGACGCAGCTTCACAGGTCCAGATGGGGAAACAGAATATTATATAGGGAACCCAAACGCTGAAGATATACGTGGGGCAGATTGGCAGTATAGTAAGACATATACTAAATGCTTGAACGAAGGTATACCAACAAGTGCAGAGCTTATGGATATATTAAAGAAAAGAGGTGTTATAGGAGAGCATTTTGATAAAAGAGTTAGTGAGCTACAGGATAAGTTAAATACTGCTATAGTAGCTTTAAACTCTGCAACTACAAATGAAGAAAAAGCATCTGCAGCAGTGGATGTTGCTAGGGTTAGAGATTCTCTTTTCCAATGGAATCAAAGACTCAGTGGTCCAATGAGTAACACATGTGAACAAATGGCAGATGATGCAAGATTAGAGTATTTAACAAGTAGAATGATACAGTATGAAGACGGTACAAATGTGTGGGAAACATATGAAAAATTCTTAAATGAAAAATCCCAGCAACTTGTTTTAAAGTCGAGATACGAGGTCATGCTTTATCTGCAAGGTTATGATTCAGACTTCCTAGAAAAAACCCCAGAAGCTGTAGCAATGAAAGAGATAGAGACAGAGCTACTTAGTAGGGTTAATAAAGAAATGGAAGACGATAATGAAAAAGAAGAAGTAGCAGAAAAGTCTATAGAAGAACCCAAAGATAAAAAGAAAAATAAAAAGAATAAAAAGTAGTTTAGTTACCCCATGTATATGGAAGACAATGAAGTTGAAAACTTAATTTATTATATATCATCTGGAACTCATTTAACTATAATAAATGATGATGTTGTAGTGTTTAAGTTTCCTGACAATTATACTAAACAACTTTCTGAAATTTACTATAAAAAAGAATACGAGCAGTCTATAAAAGAAGGGCTGCTCAAAAGAGAAGAGTTAGAAAAATTAATAGATAGTAGAAATATATACACAAAAGAAGATAGAGATAAGGTTAGTAGATTAAATTCAAAACTTGATGGTCAAAAGGCTTTATTAGCTAAAACTACATCAGTTAAAGCCAATCAAGAAAGAATAAAAGGTATAATTTATAAATTAGAAGAAGAATTGAATGAAATAACTAAAAAGAAAAACTCTAAGATGACCATGTCGGCAGAGTATAGAGCCAATGAGGAAAAGATGTTGTTCTTGTGTTGGAGGTGTACATATAAAGAAGATGGTAACAGGTTTTGGGAAAATTATGATTTGTTTAAAAAAACTAGAGATTTTTTAAATAGAGAAAAAGTAATATCTAACTTTATAAATTTCTATAGCGGTATAGAAACTAGGAAAATACGTTTTATAGCAAGGAGCAATCTTTGGAGAATACGTTATGTAAATAGTCAAAAAACAGGAGATAAATTATTTGGTGTACCTACCGTAGATTACACAACTGATATGCTTAACCTATCATATTGGTCTAATTACTACGATAATATATATCAAATGATGCCAGAGGATAGACCTAGGGATTTGATCATAGAAGATGATGATGCACTTGATGCATACATGAAGGCTTACTATGAGGAGAGGACAAGAGAGGACGCAGCTAGGAGATCTAAAAAGAAATCGCCAGGAAAGTTATCAGCTTTTAATTCAGAAGAGGTAATTGTTACAGCATCTAATGAGCTGTGGCAGGATATAGAGTATGATACTCCTAGGGAAGCTCAAAAGGTTAAAAATGCTGCGGATTTCAAAAAGAAGAATAATAGGTAATAAACTAACTATTAGATTTATAGGGGTTTAATATAATATTAAATTTGGGAGGCAATTCCTTTGACAGACCACATTATAGGTATTGAATCAGTTGTCAATATCAATCAATCTACCACATCTACAAACAAAAATAGTGGGTTAGAAGCAAAAGATCGACTAATTTTTAATAAATTAGCCCAAGCTATATCAGAATTAATAGCATCAAACAAAGAAAAAAACTCTTTGCTGAACCAAATAGCCAAGTCCTTTGGTGAACAAGGATACAGCAATGATAAAGGGTTTAAGGAAGATTTTACTGGTGTATTTAGAAGAGAGTTAGAGACAGCCTTTGCAAACCTAAGGAGTAAAGGAGACACAACCTCTTCTGTTACAGGAAAAGATGTTGTTGATGCTACTGTAAGAAAATCTTTATCTGAGTCACTTAGAGTAGTTTCTAATAGAGCACAGGAAAAGGGTGTTAATATACCTTCAGAATTGATAAGCTCTCTTGATAAAAAAATAAAGTCTAGCGATTCTGTCCTACCTAAAGAAACACATAATATAATAAATGAAATGTATAGTGCTTCTAAGAGCATGTCTAGTGCTGCTTTTAAGGTTCTACAGACCATGGAAAAGATGGGAGAGTTGCGTCATAGTGGCGGCAGCCTAGATATAAAAGAGTTTTTAGCTTTTGGTAGATTATTAAAAGAAACTATTGCAGAATTAGCAAATTTAAAAAGTAATTTTGCAAGTATTTTTACACAAGCTAGGGTTCTTAAAGAAACCCACGGTATAAATACAGAGGGTTTTTTAGAAACTGCTGAAGGGTTTAAGAAAAGCTTATTTTCTAAAACAGGGGCTATGTCTAGACATATGATGTCTGCTCCTGCAACTGTGTCTATAGATATGGCTTCTATGGTTTCCGAAGCTGTAAAAAAAGCAGTTCCTCAATTAGCAGACTCAAAACAAATAAAGACTATAGATAAACTTATAGAGAAATCTGCACCATATACAGAAGTTATTTCTGCTGTTGATAAGCTTATAAATCAACTTAGTAGTGTTAAAGATGTTGAAAAAATAGATTTATCTTCCCTAAATACTTTAGTTAAGGAATTAAAATCTGTTATATCATCAGATAGTTCATCTAAATACGAAGAAACAAAAGATACTGCAAAACATACATTTTTACCAAAACTTTCTGAAAGTTATAGTAAAAGGGAAAAAGTTCTAAGTAAATCTCTATCCAATATTACAAATGTTGTTGGAGATATAGAAAAAAAGGCAGCAGTAGGTAATCAAGATCAAATAAGTACAGTAAGTACCTCTACAGCCCCACCAAAACCACCAAAACCCCCAAAAAATGTGTCAATACCTTCTAGTTCTTCTGGAGGCGGTAGAAGACGAATAATTTGTGAAGTTTGTGGGACAGAGTTTACGTCTAAAGCTCCAAACGCAAAATATTGTAGTGATGTTTGTAGAACTGAAGCAGCAAGTAGAAGAAGACAAACTTCTAAACCAAAATCTTCTGATGAAATAAAAAGCTCTATAAAGTCTTGGGCAAAAGATAATAAAGTAATATCTTCTACTCGAAAAAAATCTGAGGATACAAAAGAGGCAGCAAAATCTTGGATTAATGATAATAAGATAAAAACTGATAAATTAAAATCTTATATTCCTTCTAGATCTTATACAAGTAAAAGCTCTGATGATGAAATAGAAAAAAATATAAACGAATTAATGGAAGCTGTCTCTGACATTATAAATTACATTAATAACAATAATGTAAGATTTAAATATAGTACAATGGATGAGCCAAGGACTCTAAAAGGTGATAAAAAAATAAGCACTATTAGTGAATTAAGAAAAGTGTTAACACCTTTAGAAGATCCATTAGATGTTTTCGAAGATGATTTTGAAGGTTTTCGTAAATTAATTGGTTCCATAGGAGGAATGTCAGAAAGAGGTAATGTAGCTGTTGATCCTGGGTTTGTGTCTAAAATAAAAAATATTAGAGAAATTTTATATTCTAATTATAATGATGATGTAGAAAAGATATTTAATGACACTATTAAGTCAAAAAAACCCATATCTTCAGTAGGGGATAGTTATGTCAAAGGTAGTACATATAAAGCTTCAAGCGCAAGATCTTACAGAAAAGGTAAGGGTGAAGAATACTCTTACAAAGAAACAGTTATATCTCCATCAGAAGAATCTGATTTTCCGCAAAAAAAGATAGAATCTTTACCTTCAGCTGAAATTCAGAGGCTTATAGTTGAAGCAAACGCAGATGATCTTTCAAAATCATTAGCAGAACTTCAAAAATTCATGGTAAAGAAAGTTGAAAAAGGTTTAAAGGCGTCAGATTCTGACTGGTCAATAGTTAGAGACGCAGCTGATCAAAATATATCAGAATACTTTTCTCTTGTTGGTGGAATTAATAAGAAGAGATCAGGAAAACAATTTAGTTTTAAGATCGCAGATATTGCAGGATTACAGGCATCATTAGGTGGTAAAGGTAAATTAAAAAGTGAGTTTAATTTAGATGATTCTGCTATGTCTAATCCTAAAGTACTTATAGAAAAATACAAAGAAAATCTATTCAAAACTACAATGGTTAGATCTGGTCACAGGCTTCCAGAAATAATGGCAAAATGGACTAAAACTATGTCGAAAGGAGCAATAGAGGAAGTACCTGATATAGACGATTTGACAAAAAAAAGACTATTAGATATAAAAACTAGGTTTTCAAAAGAAGAAGGAACTGAACCTTCACCTGAGTTTGTTTCAAAGATGAGGGGATTGGATTCAGAAGGGTTGTTAGAAGATTTATATAGGAAAACTGTTAATGAGATAATAGCAAACGATTATTTAACTAAAGGAACTGAGGATGGCAAGCAGAAACCATTAGTTAGAGAATTAGCTATACCAGCAGCAAGAATGTCTGAGTCTGGGTCTATGGTTTTTGATACACAACAAGGAAGCCAAAGAGTAATACCTAAATTTGCTACGTATAAAACTGGTTTTGAGTCTATGATAGAAGAGTTACTTTCTGTAGGTAAGTTTGATGTAGCAAAACACAGTGTAAAGAAATTAGGAATACGTCCAAAAGAAAGAGACCATGAGTTGGTTAGAAGTATTTCAGAACAGATGTTAATGGATTGGGCCACGCCTAAAGATGTTGAAAAAGGACCAGAAGTTAGAAGTAAAATAGTAGATCAATACAGAAAAGCTGCTGTAATCAGAGCTAAAAAAATGGAAGACTTAGGACAAATACCGGAAAAATCTTCACCAGAGTTTATATCAAAGGTTAATAAAACATTGGATTCTGGTTTGGCAGAGGGATTTAAATCAGGAAATGTAGGTGTAGAAACACTTATAAGTGAAATGAGGACTTTAGGTGTGGATGCTGTAGATTTAGCCAAGAGTATGGAAAAAATAGAGTTTAAAAATATATATGATGTTATTTACCAATTATTAAATATACCTGGAGAAAATAAAAATGTATTAGATAAGTTATCTAATAGACCTCAATACGATGCAAATGTTAGGGATTTTGAAACACTTATAAATAAGCTGATAGGAACAGTTCCTATAGCAGACAAAAGTAAGCCAAGAAGATACTCACATCAGGAAAAAATTATAAATCTTATGAGTTTGTCAACACCGACGTATGGTCCTGGGGTGGGTGGCACAGCAGACGATCAGAAACAATTCATAAGAGATTTAAACCTTAATTTAAAAGATTTTATGGGTAATCAAAAAGCTCTTAAAGCATACGGTATGTCGGATAGCAATATACCAATGGATGTAACAACTATATCATCTTTAGGTGTTCCAGAAACACAAGCATCAACTTTAAATGAGTATAGAAAATTAGGCAAGTATGATGATATAGCTCTTTCAGGTTTGGATTCTACTAGTATTAAAATGTATACAGATTCTTTGGCGGAATTGGCTCCTTTTGGAAAACAATTTCAACAGTTGGGCAGAAATATAGCTAGTACTACTGGAGCCAAAGCATATAGACCTGGAGATGGAATAATAGGCACAGAGACACCTTCTCTTAGAAGTTCTAGGGAACACGAATTAATTGTATCAGGAAGGCACGGAGATCAAGGATATGGTTTTAATGTTATAGCAGAGCTAAGAAATACTGCTAGCACATTTGAAGATCAGATAGTTGTGTCTGGAAAGTTGGCCGATGTGTTGACACAGCATGTTAAAACTATGGTACAGCCAGATAAACTTGGACGTGTGGGTTTCTTCAATGAATACGGTCAAATAAAAACACCAGAAACAGGTGAGGTAGGTGATATAAAGGAAGACCACCGTTTGGTAGGTCTTGAAAACGCAAACAAAGTGTTTCAAGAAGTTTTGGGTGTCAAACAAGAGTACAGAGGTAGAGCAGATGAGGCACTAATAAAAGATGTTGAAAAAGCTATAACAGTTGTAAGAGGTAAACCTTTAAATGTTCAAATAGCTAAAGTTGTGGAAACATTCTTTAATTATTATGGCCGAAAGTTTACAACAAGATACGGTTCAAAAGGTGTATCTGTTTTAGCGTCTGGCGCTACAGAAATGACAGGAGAGCAACTAGGTAGTATTATAAAAGATAAAAAAGTTGAAATAATACCAGAAGAAGATAGAAGTAAAGCAGGTCTTGGCACAGCAATAATGCCAAAAAGCATGGGAAAATTATTAAGTGAAGTTTTCGAGAACAAAGGTGATACTAGTTTATCAAAAGAACTTATAGAGAGTGGAAATAAATTTATTCTTAGTATGTTTACGGATGCAAACTTAGGTGTTGTTCCAGAATATGAAGCTGAAGCACAACAAATACTTTTTAATAAAGTAAAAGATGCTTTATCTAAAATGAATATAGATATTAAAAAAGATGTTGAGGGTATATCACAGGTAAAAGATTTGTATAGTAAACAAGTACCAGGGGGTATGCCTAATGTAGAAAGACCTATAGACATTAGATTTAGTTCTTATGGTATAGCAAAGAGGGGATTGCAGACTGAAAATTTAGAAGCTATAATGAATAACGTTATAAGTTCTGGAGGTTCAGGAAAAACTGTTTTAGAAACTGAATTCAAACCAGATGTATATAAGAGCATGCTTGGAGTACCTACAGACAAATATGACGAAAAATTAAATCTTAATAAAATAAGTGGTGCGTTAGGTTTTAAAAAACAAGAAGAATCTATAGGTAAAATACAAGAAGAAATTTTTGAAATGCTAAAACGTAAATCTGGTGGAGTTTTAGATGAATCAGAGATAAGTAAACTGAAAAATAAAGCAAAAAGTTTAGCAGAGCTAGAGCACAGGTCCAGTTTTTATAGTGATATATTTGATGAGTTTGGTACAGAGAGAAAAAGTCTAATAGGACCGAAATTTGTTGAAATAACTGAAGATCCTCATGAATACGCAGAGTGGTCATCAACAGATATAGAAAAACAAATAAAGGGAGAGAGATTAAATCTTCCTGCCTTTGGAGCTTATTCTGCGATATTTGGTGAAAGTTCTAAATTACTTGGGGAAGTAGCAGAAGATGTACCAATAGAGTCAAAAAAGCATTGGGAATATATAAAGGTTTTACAAACCATAAACAGTAGTAGAAAAGATATGGCTGAAAAATTATTATCTTCAGCCAAGAAAGTAGATGTAGCAGATCTTTATGGGTTTACAGAAAGTACTGGTCATTTTGAAGACGACTCAGAATTTAAAACAGATAGATATGGTAATACTGTAAAGGTAAAAGACCCAAGAAGCTTCAAAGATACTGTACTTGATTATGAGAAATACCCAGGCGCTTTAAGTCTTCAAATACCTAGTACAAGAGATCCTAAACAAAGGGACAGTTTGTATGTACCTAGCTCTATAGGTAGAACAACATATCCTGAACCAACAATGGCAGGAGAGTATGGTTTAGATATAATATCTAGAAGATTAAATCGTGTAGTAGTTGCAGCCAAAGACTTGGATGAGGCTACCACTGGTTCCCCTAAAACTGAAGAAGATAAGTTTAAAACCATTGGATTAATAAAGAGTAAAGTTTCTAATCTAAGATCAGAGGCCAGAACCATAACCAAAGACAGTGGAACAGGAAGATATGTAGAAAATATAGGTGATATGGGGGAGTTAAGACTAAACGAAATATTAGATCCCATGCTTAAAGTTCTTTCTAATTATAAAGTTAATCCAGCATACGATAAAACCGGTGTAACTAGAGCCGACTATGTTATGAAGTTTAGACAAAAGAAGATAAATGAAGGTAAACCTATTTCTGAGGTTTACCAATCTACTATAGATCAAGCTGCAGATCAGTTACTAGGCCAATTCACCAAACCGTCTGAGGATGCTCCAGAAATTTTTAAAGAAAGATTCAAAGCACCAGGAGCCCTGAATATAGCATCTGATATAGGTCCAGCACCGGTAGGAGAAATAGCTAAGGTTTTTGGTGTAGATCAAAAACATAGTGATAAATATATTCAAGATAAGATAAAAGCGCTGGAAAAAGCAAAGATAGAATATTATAATTCTATAGCAACAACAGTAATAGGAAAAACTGGTTCTATACAAGAACTTGCTTTTACAAGAAAAATACCTGCTGTTATGGCAAAAGCAGTAACAGCTGTTGTCGATAAAACATCAGAATTTGAAGAGTTTAAAAACACCATCAATGATATATTATCAGAAGATTCTTATGGTGTTGGGGATGAATTCAATAAGTTAAGTGATGTTTCTAAAGAAATTAGTAAGATAGGTGAAGGACATGCTAAGGCAATAGAAGCACACAAAAAGAAAGGAATACCAGTTTTAAAACAACACGAATTAGGTGTTCCAGATTTTTATGCTGAAAAACTTCCTGTTCAGTTTACAAAAAGATATAGTGTAAATAAAAAAGAAGACAGGATAGACCCTTTATTAAAACCAACTAAAGTTGATTCTAACTTAAAGGAGATGTTGGAATATAGGGAGTCAATACTTCCTTTTGTTGATAAAATAAAAGATAGTGTAGAAAAACAAAAAATGGATATTCATTTAAGAAAGGAACTAACTCCTTATATAGAGAGTGTAAGGTATCCTTTTACAGGTATATCTAGTGTCCAACCTTATGAGGCTAAATTACTTAAACCTGAAAAAGGAGGACGACATTTAGCTAAACACTCTCTTACAGCCCCAGGTATACCAGAATTAGATTTTGATGCTTTTGATGCAAACAAAAAAGAGATAGATTCTATAATAAAATCACTAACTGATAAGGTAGATTTAGAATACAAAAAAGAACAACCAGATGAAGTAAAGATAGATAATTTGTTAAACATAATTAGTCAACTTGAAAATGCCTTATCTGGGTTAATACCAAAATATATAGCACAACAGCAAAAACTAGACTTTGATGGAGATCAGATAGAGATACATTCTGCAAAAACTGCTGAAGCCAGAAGAGAAATAGAAAAGCACTTTAAATATACTCATTCACCTGATACAGCTGCTGGTCCTACAAGTAAAGCGTTTAGGGATGAATTTACCTATGGCGCAATGGTAGGTTCAACTGGCAAATATGCTATGGCAGAGCAACAACTGGCTTTTAGTAAAAAGTTCCCAGAAGAAGAAGGTTTCGGTTTTATGACAAAGCCTTTTCTTACTGAGCAATTAGAATATTTGAGTGACCAAGAAAGATTAAATATATTAGCTAAAACACCAGATTCTTCAGGAGAGCCTAAACTTCCTTTTAATGCAATAGCTGATGTAATTCCATCTGTATTTAGAAGTCCAGAAGACATAGATAAAGTTTTTAATGCTATATCAAATGTAAAACCTCCAACAGATAGTGAAGGTGAAATAGATGTAGAAAAATACTCTAAAGATCTACTTGATGAATTAGAAGGTTTAGGAGGTAATATAGCTAAGGCTATAAATAATGGTATAAAGGAAGAACTTTTTAATACTAAATACCTTAGTACTATAAATGCACAATTATTTAAAATAAATACTGGACCAGACACAGAAGCAACAAACAGGCTTTTAAAAATACACGAAAGAAGTATTGGTGCTGGTTCAGGTATAATTAACTCTGAATTCGGTTATAATTTTAGTCCTGAAATGGCTAAGAGATTTCCTTCTGATTTAAATGTAACAGGGAAACATATGGGAGAAGAACTAAACTTCATGGCCAACGAGTTGATTAGGGTTGCACAACAAAAAGGTTTTGATGTAAAACATGCTGGAGAGGTACCTGTTGCTGGAGAAATAGCCAAGTTAATGTCAAAAGGTGAGCCAGGCGCAAAAAAACTTATATCTAAAATAGAGGAGGGTAAAGGGTCATATAAGGATATAAAGGAGTTTGCTGAATCAAATGAAAAAGCTATTGGTATGAGGCTTAGTAAACTATCTACTGGTGCTATATTAGAAGATGCAAAAAAGATAGCATCAGGTAGAGGCGAGATGTCCAAAGTGGAAGGAAAAGATAGAGAAGAGTTAAAGAAATATATAGTAGATTCTATAGGGTTTAAAGGATATCTTATAGAGTGGTCAAACCAGATTATAGATGCAGCAAGAGAAGCTTTAATTGAAGAAGCAAAAAGCATAAAAGGGATTACAAATGATAAAGATGCTGAAGCTTATGCTTCAACAGAAATAAGAAAACAATTAGGAACAGGCGGTATAGATATAGGTCAAACTTTTGAGAAAATAGAAACACCACTATATAAATACAGAACTTTCACTGCTAAACCAGCTGGTCAAATACGTAAGTATAAAGAAAAATTTGGGGATGTAGATACATCTGAGTTGTTAGGAGTTATAGACCCAAAAACAAAAGAAGCTGATGATCCAGACAGAAAATTAATATATAAATATAAGTTTGCAAAGGCTATTTCTCAAAATCTTTACGATGACATATCAAATTTTTCTAATTCTGATAAAAAGAGAAGAGATACATATTCTAAGATGGTGGATAGTACTATAAAAAATCTTAAGAATGATGCTAGGGTTATAAGTGGTTTAAATAAAATGATGGAGGTTGAAGGAGACAGAATATCGTCACCAGTTGTAGAAAGACTTTATGGTGAAGCTCCCATGCATTCAGCAACAGAAGATGTTTTAAAACCTGAAAATTACAAAGATATAAAAAGAAAAGTAGAAAAGTATGCTAGGTCTGTAGGCGCGCCAAGCATGACAGAAAGAACTATAAGAGAACTGGATTTTGAATTTGATCATGAGATAGGAAGAAGGGTGGAAGAGGAATACCCAGACCCATCTAGGGAAAATTATGATACAGAAGAAGAATATAAAAGAGAGTTTGAAAAAAATAAAAAGACTAAAGAAAGAGAAAGAGATAAAATGAAGAAAAGGGCTATGGCTATAGCCCAGATGGATACTATTATAAGGACCGCAGAAACTAAAAAAGGAGAGATGGATTTTCTTTTAGAGTTTGCTCCCTCTTCTGGTGCTTATAAACCAGATAGACCTCAGATAAAGGATTATATTAGTAAAGATGCTTCTGATAGAATACTTTCTTCTGGTCATTCTCTGTATAGTCAAGGAGGAAGTATTCCTGAAACCCCAATGGGTCCCAATTTACCACCATCTTTCGATTTAAAAGGAATGTCAGATAAACCTGTTCCAGTTTATGTCGTCGGAGTAGCAGATGGAGTAAGTTTAAATTTTGCATCCCCAGATTCGTTTTCAAGAAATGCAGCATTTTCTGATATAGGTGTCACTCCATCAGATGTAGGTGTTATGCCACAAGGTATTTCTAAAGAACTTATGGAAAAAGTAAAATGGGCCGAAGAACTTATTGGTACAGATAAAAGTTCTATTATTGGTGAAAGTGATTTTGGAAAAAAATATAGAGCCAGTGGACTTAAAGGAGGTTATGCAGCAAAGAAAGTAGGAGATAAGTTTACTCCAGATAAACAGGTTGAAGAAATAGTAAAGACTATGGTTTCAGATAAAGAGGATATGAATCATATAGGCAGATCTTCATCTTTACTTGGTACTGCTATACATAAAAAACTTGAAGATAAATACAAAAGCGAAAATGTGATTAGTAAAACAGGCGAAAAACTAAATACTTTTGTAGAAAAACCTATACCTAAATTTGTAGATGAGATAGGTGGAGAGTTTTCTGGAACTATGGATGTTGTTAGGGAAGATGGTTCAGGAATAACAGATCATATTGTAGATATTAAAACAGTAAGTGATGATAACTTTTCTGCACTATTTGATGCTATTAAAGCTTTTAGAGAAAAAACAGGTAAGGAAACACCTAGTTTACAGGAAATAAAAGAATTTATAAATAGTAAAGAATCAAATTACTTAAAGAATACCAAATTAGATGAGGTAGCTTCTCAGTTGAATTTATACTTAGCAGCAACAAATAAAGGAGCAGACTCATTTGCTCATTTTTATAGTAGCACTGACCCTGACAAAGGTCCGGCTGTGTTATCACATAAGTTTGACGATAAATTATTAGAAAGAGATATGAGAGCAGTTTCTTCAGCAAGAGAAGAAGTAATAAGACAAGGAAAGACTTTTGGAAAAACAGAGTCTCATGAACAAATAATTAGCAGGCCTCCAGAAAAAGATTTACCGTTAGATGAACTAAATAAAGCCATTGATGTTCTTAAAGAGTATTACAATTTGGCTCAAGAAAGAAGACAAACAGTAGGATATAAATCGTCCGATTATGTCTCATCTGAAGACGCGTATATAAATAGTGAGGATGTAAAGAATTTTAGAAATAGGGTTGAGTCAATAAGAAAAGACTCTGAAGCTATGGAGGATCGTTTTACCTATAAACCTAAATCAAGGCCTGTAATAGAAGGTTTAGGCACTATTCATATAGAAAAGGCACTTACATCTTTACACCAGAACGCAAGTAGATACCAAAGGTCTCAAGGTGTTGATATAGACAGTGAGGGTTTTAAGAAATTTAATGAAAGAATCCAGCAGGAAATAACTAAAACACTAGAAGAGGGCCCTAGGGGAGCGGAGTTTGCGTCAGTTATGTCAGAAATGAAGGATTCTGGAGATATAGATTTTAATGAGTTTATGAATGCTTGGAAAGCATATAGGATTGCTGTAGGCGATTATTATGTAAATTTAATAAAAGAGTCGTTTGGAGAATATGAAAGTTTTAAAGCAGAAGGAGATGTTGCTGGTCAGACTAAGTCTTTTGATAAATATTCTGGGTTGGTAAAGAAATTTCAAGACTCTGTTAAAGGAGATTTAGGAAAGAAAACTGATATATACACAGAAGACAGGATGTACATACACCCAAAACTTGCTGAAGAAGCAGGAGTAAGGCTTACAACAGAAGAATTAATAAAAAAAGCATCAGATCCATTAGAAGAAGATAAAACACTAAAAACTATATTCAATAGGATGTTGGATTTTGAAGGAGAAAAAGCTCCTATACCAAGAGAGTCTATAAGGGAAGCTTTAGTGGATCTTATAGGCATTGATAAAGCTCTTATAGATGTATACACTGACGCTGAGTTAGTAGCAAGAGCAGGTGAAGAAATAGGTAAAACTTGGGATTTTTCAAAAGTAAGCTCTGGATTGTCAAGACTAAAGGATGCCTTAAGAGAACAGCTTTCTTATGATATAGGAGATAGATACTCTAGTGAACAGGTTGCTTATTTACAGAACGTCCTTAAAACTTTAAAATCATTAGAAAAAGTTTGGATAAATGTTAATACAGAATCAGAGAAATACAGTAACCCAACTGGAGAAAAAATAAGACCATCAATTATTCCTGTATCTAAAGATCTTTCTGTGGAAGAACAGGAAGCTTTACATCTTAGAAATATTAGTAATGTAGAAAGATATTTTTCTACTCCTGAAAGTAAGGGAGGGGCGTCTGCAGGAGAAAAGTTTGTATATGATAAAAAGGTTTTTGAACCTTCTGGGAGGGTTGTTGAAAACCAAAAAGAAAGTTTTATGAAGTATGGTGATGTAATAAGAGGTACAGGGGAAGAGGTTAGTTCGTTCACCAAAAGACAAAAAGATCTATTAAAATCTATGACTGATGGCAATAGAACATTCTCGGTGGCTATAGATAGAGTTATAAAATGGGGAGCGGCAGCTTCTTTAGTTTATGGCGGATTAGATTATATAAAAGATTCCATAGATCAAATTAGTGATGTTGAAGTAGCAATGGCTCAATTACAAATGGTTATGAACCCAGTTAATACTGATTTTGGTTCTTTACAAAAAACTTCTGTAGGACTTGCAAAACAATACGGAGTTCCAGTTACTGGTGTTTTGGAAGGAATGAAGGTTTTTGCTCAACAGGGTTTACCACAGGAAGATGTCACAGATAGAACTAAGACTGCTGTTTTAGCGTCTAATATTACCACCCTTAAATCAACAGATGCTACAGAAGCATTAACCGCTGCTATGAAAGTTTTTACAGAAGAAGGTAAAGAGTCTATAAGGTTTTTAGATTCTTGGAGTAATGTGGAGTCCAAAGCAGCTATTACCTCTGGAAACTTAGCAGACGCCATCAAAAAATCTGCTTCGGCTGCCAAAAACGCAGGATTTACATTTGATCAATTAAATGGTATTGTTACAGCTATAGGTTCTGTTACAAGGCAAACAGGTAAAGAGGTTGGAACTTCTCTTAGGTTTATAATGAGAAGATTGGGTACTGACACCGGACCTAAAGAATTAAGTAAAGTGGGCGTAAGTATTTTAGGCGAAGAAGGGGGAATGAGATCTGGTTTTGATATTTTAGATGATTTATCTAAAAAGTGGGGAGATCTATCTAGGGCACAGAAAATGGCTATAGCTCAAGGCCTTGGTGGAACTAGACAATATAATCAGGTTTTAGTTTTGATGGATAACTGGTCAGAAGCACTAAGAAATGTAAAAAATAGTATGGATTCTAAGGGTTCTGCCGAAAGAAGAAATTTAATTCTTATGAAGACATATTCTAAGCAATTAGAACAAACTAAAGCCATGTTTTCAGAGCTAAAGATTGAGATGGGTAAGTTGGTACTACCAAGTTTCAAAATGGGATTATCCGGTATAAGAGGAGCCCTATCTGTAATAAATGCAATACCAAGTGAATTTAAATTAGCAGCAGCAGGAGCAGCAGCTTTCTTTGCTTATGTGTCTAAGGGACAAAGCGTCTTAAGCAACTTAATTCAGATAGTTGACAAAGGCAAAATAGCGTTTTCTGGACTAAAGAAGGAGTTTTCTAAAGGTATAAAAGTAGGAGGACATGAATTATTTGGTACTGGAGATGAGAAAGACCCAGATCTATTTGGTTTGAATTCAATACAAAAAGGTGCAGGGTTTGATGATCTTGAAAGTTCGTTAGGTAAATTAGGATATTCCTTACTTGCTTTTGGAAGATATTATAATAAGTTTTTAGGATTAACTGCTAGTGATACTGGCAAACCAATAAAAGCTGTTGGTTCTTTTGTAGAAAGTGTTGGAAACTCTATATCTAAACTTACTACTGTTGGAAGTTTTGTACCAAAAATACCTGTCCAATTAGCAGCAGCCGCAGCAGAAACGTTTGTTGCAAGTCCAATTAAATATGTTGGGAAAGCAACAAAAGGCGCAGGGTCAGGTATAGAAAATTTAGGTATGTCTTTAGTGGAGAACCTTGGCTCTGATCATGCGTCCATACTGAAATCCATGGGTCCTTTACTTGGAACTGGTTTGGGATTAGGAATTATGGCTCCAAAAGCAATAAGCTCAATAAAGGATTTTGTAGGGTCTGCTAAAGATTTAAAGGATTCAAAGGCCGGCGTAATAGAGGCAAACAAAAAAGAGATTGATAGTTTAGATGAGTTGATAAATAGATACAATGCTTTAGGAACTGCCCAAGAAGAGCTTAAAAAACTACAAGATCCAGAAGAATTAAATAGATTAAAAGATATAAGAGAGTATAAGAGCCCTATGTTTTTCGGAGCTGACATAGAAAAACAAGATAAGGACTTTCAAAAAGCAGTAGCAAAGTATGCCCCTTCAATGATCGGAAGCGTTACTGAGTATGGAGGCATAAACTTAGATAGAACTAATGAAGAAGCAGTTAAATATATAAAGAATTTAAACAATATAAGAAGATACCAAGAAGCTATGTTAGAGTCAGATATAGCTGTTAGATTTTCTGAAGATTTAACTAAAACAGATGGAAATCAAAACGTAAAGTATATTATGAACGAGGTAGCAAAATCTGTTCCTTTAGTAGGAGATATGCTTGAGAAGGGTATATCTGTTGGACCAAAGAAAGCGTTATCTGAATTTACTAAAGAATTGAATAAGGTTATAGTAGCAAAAAATGCTAATCCTCTTTCTACTGCATTTGATCCAATACTTGATGGCATGTATAAACAACTTGAAAGTATAAAAAACACATTTGACGATATAAACAGTGATTTTGAAAAAATATTAGAGTCAATAGACACTAGGGGTTTAAAATCAAATCAAATAAATTCTATATTTAATAGAGAAGAACTAATTCCAGGTTATGATGTTATGGCAGCAACAAACGATGTGTATAATAGAGAGGGTGTTACTGGTAAGCAGATAATGCAAAGAGATATATTTAGATCAGTAATAGCTAATGATGAGAAGGTAGGTCAGTATATTTATGGAATGCTTGAACCTACAGGAGATATAACGTCTGAGAGATTCAAAGAGGCAAATATGTCAGAAAGGAGCCCTTTTGACAACTTTTCGACAATTAAAACTGGAGATTTTGTAACTGTAACTGATAAGTTTGCAGAACAATATAGAATAGCCGGTCAACAAGCTATGGTGGAAATAGATGAATCTAATAAGATATTTCTTAAATATGTAGATAGTATAACAGGTGAGTTTGTAAAGGCTTTGATGTACTCTGGTGGCCAGAGTAATATTTTAGACAATAGTATAAAAAACATATACCCAACAGATGAAATAATAAGAAAAGCTGAAGAACATAGAACTAAGTTGGCCACATTTATAACAGGAGCGGAAGCAGGCATCGTAGGTTTGGATAAAGAAAATCTTAATAAAAGAAACTTAGACTTAGGTACTAAATTTTTTAGTGATATAGACACTGGAACTCTTCTACAAACAGAAAAGGGATATAACATTTCTTCAGGAAGGTTTGTTAATCCTGATGTTGATTCTGCTCCAACGGATTGGTATAAATCTGGATGGGCAGAGGATTATGCTAAATACATGAAAGAGCCCATGAAAGAGTACTCAGTTATAATGGAGTCTGTTAGAGGAGGAGCAGCTGACTCATCTAATTATTTAGTAGGGGAAGACGCTGAGAGAATAGCAGAATTACAAGGGATTATACAAAATAACTCTGTTGTATTTCAATTTAGACAGGAGATGGAGGCTCTTGCCAAGACTATTGAGTCCAGCACTAGAAGTGTAAAAAATCTAATAGATGCTGAAAAAGCAAGAAACAAAGTTTATGTTGAAACATATGGTTTTACTAAAGGCGCTCCAAAAGAACTTGCTCCTCCAGATTTAGGAGTAAAGAGTATAGACGAGCTTAGTCCACACCAAATGGCCATGAATAGCTCATCTGTTTATGCAGAAGTAGCCCAAAGAATATCATCCATTGAACAAGAACGAAAAGGTCTAATTAGTCAGATAGATACTTTAGTGCAAACAAGAAGTAATATAAATGATATGGGTATAGCACAAACTGCCTTTGGTGCAGTAAATATTGATAATATTAAAGATGAAAAAGACCTTGAAAAATATCTTAAAGAGACACAAGAACAGTCTGGTTTCACTAAGAGTGAGGTTCTTATAGCTTCACATTTAGATGAAATAAATAAAGCTACAAAAGATGGGACAATTGAAGCCCAAGAATCAAATAAGTGGTTAAGTGCGTTAGTTAGTATTTTTACTGGAGCTAGCACTAAAGAAAAATTTGAAGAAAAAAAATCTTCACTTATGGAGTTTAAGCCGGAAGAATTTTATACTAAAAAAGGTTTATTTTCTAAAAGTAATCCAAAACTAAATAAATTCAACCAAGAAATAATAGATCTTCAAAATTTGAGTGAAGAGGCGGGTTCAAAAGGCGGAAGTGCTGGTATAGATCTTATGAATGAAATTGATGCTACTATACGTGAGAGAACAGAGATGTTGTTAAATAGTGGTATAGATTTCTTGGAAGGACGTAGTGAAGGCAGCGCAGATACTAAAAAACTTTTAACTGCATTTTCTAAAGGAGTTAGTGCTGCTGGTGTTCCTATAGAAGGTTTGATAAATGAGTTCGAGATAACAGAGTCTGGAAAGAGTAAGAAGGGACAAAAAGTAGTAAGTAGTTTAAGGAAGAGTGTAGAAGAAAGTAAGACTGGTTATAGTGAAGGTATGTTTAGTACTGGTAATATGGCAAATACAGCAGCAATAGCACTTACTTTTTCCAAAGTAAAAGACTTAATAAGTGGCGCAGATGTAAGAAACATAGATAAAGCAATAGAAGACTTGGTAAATAAAAAAGCTAACTTAGATGAAGGTATGTCGTCTGACTCTATAGATAGAGATATTAGTGCTTTAAGAAGTATTAGAGAGAAAAGAACAAACATGAAGGGCGTTTATGATACAGTTGGTGGTTTAGCTAAAACTGCCATAGTTGCTCATGGAACAGGAAGTATTGCTGGAATGGATGATAGCAATATAAGAAACTTTATGGTTGCTTCTTCAGGCCTTTATCTTGCGTTTAAAGCGCTAAAAGGTAATGTAGATAAATTACCTAAATCTTTTGAAGAGGCCGATAAAAAAATAAAAGATATAGACTTTGAAAAAGTAACACAAGGTATAGTTGATGGAAAACCTATAAATAGAGCCTCAAAAAAATTGGCAAAGACTATGTCTGTTTTTGTAAAGGATCTAGACAAAGAGATGAAAGCAGGAGGTTACAGTGCCGGTGATGACGCAGGTATTAAAGGTGAGACAGAAAGAATAGAGAATAAACTAAGAAGTGTCGCTGATGAAAAAGATATGGAAAAACTAAAGGGAAGATTTGAAAAAGAGCTTTCATCAGGCAGTGAAGGCAGTATAAGGGTTCTTCAGGGATTGATGTCTGCTCTTGTACTTACTACCGCACAAAACTATCTTGATAATAAACAAGAAGTGGATAGACAAATTTCAGGCGCAGAAAAAACAGGTTCAGATCAACTTGAAGATTTATATTATATATTTAAAAAAGAGCCTGCAATATTTAAGGGCTTTATGGAAGCAGCAGAATCAGGAGATGGAGAAGAAGTACAAGATTTTTCAAAAAAATTAGAATCTATGGTTATAAGCCAAGGTAAAGAAAGAGAAAGTTATACAGATCAAATAAATAAAACATTAGAAACTATAGGTGAAAAAATAGGTGAATTCGATGGGACTCTAAATGAGCTTAAATCTTTTGCAAATGAGGTACAGACTCTTTCTGAGGTAATAAAGTCTCTAAGAATGATAGAATTAGATCATGTTAAGGCTTTAAATTCTATAGATATAAACTCTATGTATGGTTTTCCTACATCTTCTGGGGATTTATTAAGAGGATTCTCTGGGGAACTCAGGATGCCAAAAAATGAAAGAGATATGTCTGTACAAGAACGTATGTTCTCTAGTTCTTCAGAAGTCTTTAAAGACGCATTTAATACTTTTTATAAGTTTCAAAGGTCTTACGATACACAGTTTGAAGCTCTAAAAGTATTGTCCGATAAAAGAATATCTAAAGAATTTGATCTGGCAGCTCTGCAGAAACAAGGTAATGTCTCTAAAGATGAAGAAAATTTAAGAATTTATGAGATAAGCAGGCTTAAGAAACTTGAGAATGAGGCAAAGAATGCTTTAGATGGAACTAGGGAAAGCACTATAGAATTAGGTAAATCATTTAAAGATTTATCTTCCCTAAGTTCGTATATCTATAAACTTAAAGATTCTTTAGATGATTTAAATTCTACAGCTATTTCTAGCTCAGTTTTGGGGTCTAAGAACTATAACACTAATATATCTAAACTTCTTGGAGGCGGACACCCTCTGGCGTCTGTTTCAGTATCACCAGAGCAACAGAGAATGGCCTCTAGGGTTGGTGTTAGTTTAATATCTGGCGAGAGTACAGCTAAGGATGTGGAAAGGGCTGAAATACTTGATAAACTTGAAACATCTAAAGACCCAAAAGAAAAAATGGAGTTGAGTTATAGGCTAAGTGAGTTAGATTCAAAATATGAAAATTTAGTATTTACAAAAGAACAGACTGAAAGGAATAGGCTTTTTGAGACAACTCAGTCACCATATGTCAAATTACAGGAGGATTTGTTTAGACTGTTAGAGTCTGGGGAAATAACAAATCAAAATGATGTTATTGATATAAGACAAATAATTTCAACTATAGGAAGAGAATTAGAAAGCTCTGTTCAGGTCGTTTCTAAACAACAAAAACTAGACGAAATAAAGTCTCAATACGAAAAAGGAGACCTTGATAAAACAAAGTATAATATTAGAAAAGAATATTATGAAAAAAGTGGGCTTGATTATTTTTATAAAGGTGTAGATGGTGGTTTTCTTGATAAATATGATGAAATTATTGTAAGATTTAAAGAAGCCCTACAGGCTACATCTGAAGAAGGTGTTATGTATAAAGCCATATCTCAACCCATAGTAACTCAACTTGAAAAAGCTAATGGTTATTTACAAACAATATCGTTATTTTATGCTGATAAATCTAATGCAGATAATGACCCAGGTAGTAGAACAGCTCCTGGGCCAGCCCCTTTCCGTGAGAAAGATGCATTAGGAACAACGAAATATTATGATTATGTGGAGGATCATGCTGGACCACTTTCTGGAATTCCACTATCACGAGAAGATCAAATCAGAAGGGATTACCTGTACCCAGGATTTACATCCATATCTGATACTAAAGTTGGTAAATTCGCTTCTAATGTTGTAAAAGATTTTGTTGGTTATAAGCTACCAGCAGGTACAGGGTTTGAACACGAACCGTCTACAGAAACTATTTCTAGTGTTACAAAAAGAGCTTTTAGTTTTGTTGCAGGCAAGATTTCTGATTTTATTGATTATTTTCCAGAGGCTTATGACAGACAAAAAGAACATGTTTCATATATGGAAGAAAATAGAGATCTATATTCTACTAACCACATAAATATAGCAAAAAGAAGACCTATATATGGAGAAGGTTATAATGAGTATTTAAAAGTAGATGACAAGCCTCTAAAAGTTGAAGATAAGCCTTTAGAGGTTGAAGATAAAGTACTTAAAGCTAGGTTGGAAACTACAGAGGTAATTACTAAAGATCATGTAGAAAGAAAAGCTTCAGGTGGAAGAATTTTCGGCGCGGGAGGACCTCGTGAAGATAAAGTTCCAGCATATTTAAGCCCTGGGGAGTTCGTTATAAGATCACATACAGCACAGAAACTTGGGTATAACACATTAGATCATATAAATAAGAAGGGAACAATACCAGGTTTTGCAGAAGGCGGCACAGTGTATAAATCCATAGATGAAAAGAATAAATATTTGTCTGAAAAATACCCAGGAGTAAATTTCAATTTTAAAGATAATGATTACTTCAATTTGGATCAATATAATAAATTAGCTCCATATATTGAAAAGATATTAGATAAGTATCCAGAAATACAAGAGGGATTAACAATTGGATTGTTTGATGGAAACTTGCCTGAAGGATATAATCTTGAAGACTTCAAACATTCAACTAAATTTGGTGCACATGCTGCAAGCAGTAGAATAAAGAATTCAGACGGTAGTATTAATAGAGAGTCAAAAGTTCTTCTAAACAGCAGCTCTCTTTTTGATAAGAACAGCCCATTAAGGACATGGGATAGTTATGATTATGACCCTATTAGCACCTTAATGCATGAGTTTGGTCACCGTAAGGATTTTATAGACCAAAGGTACTCACCAGAAAAAAGGATAAGTGTTTTAGATAGATTATGGGGTATACCAGAAGAAAATCTTACGCCAGAAGCTAGAGGAAAATCTAATGAGGAAAGGTATGCAGAGATTTTTGCTTTACATGAAATGTTTGGAGATCCAGATCGTATAGATGCTCCTGGGGAACTCAAAGAGTCTATAACAGAGTTTCATGGGAGTAAATGGTCTGCTATTGACCCAAGAAGCAAGATAGAGGGTTTACCATCTTTTGCAGCCGGCGGAGTTGTAGAAGATCCATATGTTATAACAATAGATAATATATATGATAGATTTATGAAGTCCAAATATGTAAATGACCCAGAATATGCTATAACAAGGGTTAGAGAGGGTTTAGGTGCTCTATTTGAAAGGTTTGCTAATGATGAGATAAATAAAAATAATATGAGGATAGACGATGTAATAAAACAGGCAGCTTTAGGAACACAAAAAAGTTCAAATAAAAACAACATTAGATCTTTTATAGGTAGATCAGATGGTATAAATGAAGTAAGTGGAAGATATCTTGATAGAAATATTGGAAACAACACACCTTCTATTGGTAATATTACTGAAGGAGGTATTAGATCTTTTGTAGGAGATGCTTCTGGTGTTTTTGAGGTTTCTGAAAAAGATTTTAATGATAGAAGTTATTCTTTAATGAGAACAGAAAATGAAGGCAGACTAGAAAGTAATAGTTCTGGATATGATTGGGCAATAAATTCTCATAAAGATGTTTCAAATAGAATTATAGAAGAAGAAAGAGAAAAAGCAAACAATCGTTTAAATAGAATGTTAAAAAAAGATTTAATGTTTAAAACTAAAATGATAGAAAGATCAAATAAACAAAAACAACTTGAAGATTTAGTTAGATCTGGTAATGTAAAAGATTTAACCTCAAGTTTTAATGAAATTACTGGTTTTGATACATATAAAGACATAGATACAGGCGCCTCTTTTGGCAAGGCAAGAAAAGGTTTTTACACACCAACAGGACCATTTTTTATGGATGCTGGTATAAACCCTACTACAGATATAAAAACTAAAACCAATAGACTAGAAGCTCCTTCCTTGTATATGCCAGAGAAAACTGATTTTGGATTTTCAGAGTATCTACCTTTAGTAAACGACTACCCAAGTGATTATGTAAAATTTTTTAACAAAGCGGTGCATATAAGAAGATACACTGATATGTTAAGGGGTAAAATAAGTAAAACTGGAAAACCTTTTGGTGAGTTATTAAAATCAGGAAATAAGGACGCTTTGGATCTTATAGATAAAAGGGATGCATTAATGTCTGCAAGACAAATGATAGATATGATGTCTAGAGGAGAGAATATATATACAAACCCAGATTTAATGAAAAAAGTTACTGTTCCTTCTAAAATTTCACCCTTGTCTAAGACGACTATAGGCGCAGATGGAAACGTATATAATTTTGAAGAAGGTGTGCCTTTAAAGGGTAAGTCCAACGATGTTTTGAATGAAATAGAGTATGCAAAAGGGTTTGATGGTACTGTAGAGTATGAGTCAAAGATACAGAATTTTTTAGATGACGCTGTAATAGCAGAAAATTATTTGAGGAGTATGTTATACGGAACTAAATCAAATAAACGATCTCCTGGGGTTGGTGTTCCTATTAGTGGTGCAAAAAGCTATGCTGGTCCCCCACAAACTGTTGGTTTACATAATAGAGATATCACAAATAGACTTGATGGACCACAAAAAATAGGCCTTTACAATAATGTTAGTGAAAGGTCTTCTTTAGAAGAACAAGGAATAGGAACTAGTGGTTCTGAAGCACTTAAGGATGGATATTTACTAAGAAAAAATCAACCAGCTGCTTCTGATTCGAGATCTAATATGGAAAACTATATGTCTACACTAAGAAACTTAACAGGCAGTGACTTAGTATATAAAAGTATAATAAAAGATCTTGAAAGTACAGAACCTGACTTAAAAAAATACTTGGCTAATAACTATAAAGATAAAGATAGTATTATGGGTCTTTTTAAAGACAATATAAGTATTAATAATATTGCTAAAGATTATAATGCTTCTCCTGGAATGGTTAGAAAAGCTATGCATGAGATATTAAGAGAATTTAGATCTGAATTTTCTGAAGGAGGAAAGGTTTTAAGTAATATATTACATAATCATCCTAATAATGGATCTATACCGGTTTTTCATAACGGAGGGTTTGTAGATAAAACTGGACCTATTTTTGCACAAAAAGGTGAGTTTATACTTCCAAAGTTTTTTGGTGATGGAGGGTTAGTTAATTCAAGTAAAGAAACTATATCAGCTAATTTAGTGTCTGGGTCTTTAAATAAATCTTCAATAAAATTAGATGGTGCTGAGGTATTAAATGAATTAAGTAGAATAAAACTTAGAGTTGATGATAAAAAATTAGATGTAGATGGTTCAAGACTTATAAACGATCTAAACAATGTAGAACTTAGGGTTAAAGATACTAAAGTAGGAGTCGAAGATAAAACTGTAAGTATTGATAGCTCTTCATTGTTAAATGAACTTAGAAATTTAACGCTTAAAGTTGAAGATAAAAAATTAGGAGTCGAAGATAAAACTGTAAGTATTGACAGCTCTTCATTGTTAAATGAACTTAGAAATTTAACGCTTAAAGTTGAAGATAAAAAATTAGGCGTTGAAACAACTAATATAAAAGTAGATACTCAGAATGTAGCAAATCAAATATCTTCAGCAATTACTAACGCTATAAACAGCTCAAAGGTAGCCGTTGACACAACCAATATAAAAGTAGACAGTGTAGGAGCTTCTGCTAGAGATGCTATATCAGAAGCAATTGTTAGTATGGATAATAAGTTTTTAAGTTCTATTGCGGTTGTAGATAGAAAAATAAATAATTTAAAGGAAGAAATAGATAATAAAATTGGATCAAAGGTAGATGAAAAATTATCTATAAGTGTAAGTGATATAAACAATAGAATAGGTAATGTTGAATATAGGTTATCAGATTTATATAATAATGTAACCTCTAGTATTAGTAGATTGGCTGCAGATGCTAATAGTATAAGAAGTTTAGCACATCAATCTTTAAATTCAGTTAATAATTTATAAGGTGTAATATGTCTATAGGCGATGATTATAATTGGCCAGGCTTTGGTGAAGGAGAGTTCTTAAATATAGAATGTGATAGTACATCTGGTATAATATCTAGTGTATTAAATACTTTTGGTATACCAAATTCTATTAGCCCAGATTCTTCCAAATTAGATGGTTTGGATATAAAGAGGATGGATGCAACACAGGTAATAAATATGGCATTATTAGAGCTTTTAGCAACCACAGGCAATGTTTATGAATTAGCAGTTGATAACAGTGGTGTAGTTGTTTTAATTCAAATAGGTTATGGAAGTTTAAATACAACAGATTTATACTATGAAATACAAAGTTCATCTTATAAAGAAGAGTGCTCAGGTGTCTTAGTAAGGGGTGGCAAACCAATACCTTCTTGGAAACCAATGAATTGGAAGCCAATTTGGGGAACATCTAAATATATAGCAGATACAACACTTATGACAACAAACTGTTCTCTTCCTGATTTTGACACACACGCTGTTATAGTGTATAATAACCCAAATTTAGATTCATCATATTTAGATGGGTTAGATAAGTTATATAGTGAAATTGATTCTAATCCTTTTGATAGGATAATAGGGTTTGCTAGGTATATAAAAAATCCAGAATCTGCTACAGATGACACTAAGATACTTCCTTCAAATATGGCAACTATACCGATACTTGTTGACGGCGGTCCAAACCCAGATATGGGAGAGTTAGTTGATAGGCCAGTTTTGCCAGAAGTTGGCGGCATAGAAGAACATGAGGGGTGCTGGGCATATGTTTATAAAGAACCACCACCAGATGGTGTAGGTGTGGTTATAGATATACCTGATGAGTTAAGATATGAGGACGTAAGGGGTATAAAAAAAGATAAATTTATAAAAGTAGAAGAAGTAATGTTGTTAGGTATAGAACTAGACATGGTAAAAATTTCAACAAAAGGTGGTGATTCTTCCGCCGCAAACGATATCCCAGAAAATGGCAATACAATAGCTTATATAGAGATTAATGATTTTTCAAAAAATATTTTTAGATTAAGTGAAGGCAAGCATTATGTTATACACTATGATAAATCTACAGCGTTTGGTAAAATACCAAAGGTTATATTTAGTAAAGATGTTTCAATAACTAATCCAAAGAATTTTGGAAAAGACACCGAGTATATAGTGGGTATGTATGGTGAATCTGGTTTGGCACATGCTGGCGAAACTGGTAAAGGGACTATATATCCTCTAGCCGAGAATAGGGGAATACTGGTAAGTGAGATTTGGGCTGTTATATCTATAGATTCCCCTTCAATTAAAATATATGACCCTGAGTATGACCCAGAAGCCGCAACATCAAAGGCAAGTAATATAGCAAATGAGTTGGAATATATGGTGTCGCCTATAATTATATATGATCCTCCAGCCCCAATATCATATAATGGAAGTATAGTAGATCAGTCTGATGGTGTCGTAGACGGAGATCCAACAACTGCACAACCTTTAAAAGATACTAAGTTAGAACAGGTTTTAAACTCTATGGCAGAAGGTGGAGGAGGGGTAGAAGTAAGTTTACCTTTTTTGAATAAACCAGGTGATGAATCTAAACTAAATAATTTATCAAGTAATTTGTTTAAACATTTAAATCATGGAGATGGAGTAGAAACAACGTATGTTTTTGGACCAAAAGCGTCAGAGTTTGAGTTGGGTCAAAAAAGTACAAACGGTGTAGTTAATAGTATAAACTATTCATATAATGACAGTAGTTCTTATACTATATCTGTAAATACCGGTGGTTATATATTATCTAATAATTTAAACTCAGGAGGAGGAGCTGAAGGCCCTTATATTAATAATACAGAGTCTTATAGAGCTCAAGGAACAATTATAGCTAATTATGGAAACGGTATGCATTTTAAAGTAAGAATAGATGGTTATGGAGAAAGAATGGCAATAAACATGTCACCAAATGTTTTAAGAGTAGGCGATGTGGTAAACTGTGTTATACACAATAATCCTGTAGAGGTATAATTATGGGCATAGAGTTAGTAAAGGTTAATGCCAGAATACATGTTGGAAGTATGATTGTTGAAACACCTTTTATACAGTCATTTAATGTAACTAAAACTAGGGGCCAGGCTTCTTCATTTAGTGCTTCTTTAAAGGTTTCATCCAACAGTATGTCATCAGTTTCCGGAGGTGACGTTAAGATATATGCTGGTGTCATAGGAAGTATGGATTTAATATATACAGGTATAATCAAACAAGCTTCACTATCTCCTTGTTGGGATGACCCAGGATATGTTTTTTTGAATATAAGTGGAACCGATGTTTTATCTTTACTTCAAGGTAAAAAATATACAAGAAGGTGTATAGGGTCAAGCCATACTTGGGTATCTATAGATGATTTAGCTAGACCTGGACAACGTAGTGGTAAGTTTGATTTTGAGGTAGGTCAGTTGCATATAACAAAAGATTTTAGTAACCCACAGTCTACTAAAGAGGTAGGTCTTTCGTTTTCAAGTAGTGTGAATTATTCAGATAAATATAAAGCAGGTGGAGAACCTACTAATATTAATATGTTTGTAGATATAAGTAGAGATTCAGATGACGGGGGTTCAGTTGCATAGTGTAACTAATATTTCAGTTTATTTTAATCCTGGAGAAACATATACTATATATGTACCTGTAAATATGAAAAATAATGGAGGATTTTTTCCTAGGAAGGAACCAATAAAAGATCAGAATGGAAATCTAAGAGCTTTGATTAATGGGTTTTATATAGAAAATGATGAAGTTGGAGAAATATCTCCAGTTGCTAATAAAGTTGCTATAAAGTACAAACACAATTATCCTGCGGATAATACTATATATTTCCACTCACTTACTGGTGAAATGTGTGTGATATCTATAGGAAGAGTTCCTGTCCATGATCACTCATCAATTCCAATGGGAGGACCTGCATATGGTACTTATTTTAGTGATACAGGATCTAAAAAAAAAATGATGGAGGGGTAACTTAAAATTGTCTTCTGGTTGTTGCAAATTAGTAGGAAACTTTTTAGTAGAGACAGGTCTTTCTCTTCCTGGGTGTGTTATATCTGTTCAAAATAATGTTAATACAGAGTATAACGATTATGGATGTTCTTATTTAGTAGGAGGGTCTAGATCAGGAACTATAAACATATCTGCTTATTCCAATATGGGTATACATGTTGGATGCCCTTCAAGAGCAGGAACACAAGTTATATGGTTAAAAAAATATAGCTGTGAATTAGATGAGACGTTTTTTATATTTTCAGGTCAAGGAAGATCCTTTAAAACTTCTGATGCTACAGGGGTTTATTTAATAAAGACTGCTGTAGGAGGAAGTACTGTTTCTGTTAGTGCATCTTCTCAATCAGGACCTTCCTCTTTATATAATTATAGTGTTCAAGAGGAGGGATTGGGTATGTCATATTCTGGCGGACCTATCAATTTTGATACTTCTACAGAATCTGGGTGTACTTCTCCTAATATGGGTATAGGTAGCAGCAGCTATTACTTACAAAATTTCCAAATAGAATATGTTCCAGGGTCCATACCCGTAGCTAGTTATGTATTTAATTATATACCATAATTGATTGGAAGGAAAAAAGATTAACATTTATGTCTACGTATAGCGGAAAAGATTACAGGCTAAGGGCAGGAACACCAATGCCTAAAGGAACAACTTTAGGAAGTTTTGTAATCCAGTCTTTTAGAGCAGAGTCACTTACTACAAATGTTAATACTTGTACAAACTCTCTACCAAACTCATCGTCTTTTGTTGGTCAGGGTGGGGGTCTGCAATCAGCAAGTTTCAATAGGCTGCCAATATCTACTGAAATGTACAGTGGAGGGTCATCTGGGGGATTAAGATACTTAATTGAGTCAGGTATAATTTCTGGTAATTCCACATCAGATTCATTTATAGAGTGTGATTCTGTATCTATTCAGTACAGTAATATGGGTATTATTACTATCAGTTATAATGTGGTAAGTAATACTCCTAAAGACGAAACAGACGTTCCTACTCCAAGTGGATTTAATGGTTATATATATAATTTAAGTTGTAAACAAATACCTAATACTGATTGGTATTCAACCTCTGTGACGATGGTTACAGAAAAATAGAATATGAGGAGATAATTAATAATGGGCTGTGGTTCATGTGGGAGCCATAAAAATAGAAGTGTTTCTTCTAAAGATTATAATTTTACTGGCGGTGTAGATATAAAAAGTCTTAATGATAGACAAATAAATGCAAGGTTAGAAGCATTTAAGAGAAGGTTTTGTAATAATTGTAAAAAAAGATATGAATGTGATTATCAGATGTATGTTAAATGTAAAACAATAAAGTAACCTATATATATCTAGATAGGTTTTTAATATAAAAAAAATAAAAGGAGAGTTTTTATGACTACGTCCATTATAATAGGGGCAGGCACCTCAGTTAGTTTTGGTTCAGCGTGTGTTGTTTCAGCTCAGTGGGGGTATAATCCTGGAAGACAAGATGCTTATTGTTTAGGAAATTTTGACCCTAGTGTTTCGCATACATTTTATAGACCAACACAAACACTTAGTTTGACTGTTTACCCTGGATCTGGTATATCTTATAATTGTACCCCGTCAACTTCATGTACAGATGCAGATACTGTTATAGCGTCAGTGTCACCAGCAGGATGTAGTGGTGCTGTTTCTGGGGTGGATGGGGAATGGAATGTTCAATCGTATAGTTTTAGTAAAGACTCTAAAGATCAACCAGGCCAGGAAAGTTGGGGGTTAATAAAGTATAAGGGTAGCGTACCTTCACCTTCAACAGGAGGTTCTACGGTTTTGCCTACTACCATACTAATAACATCATCTACTGGAGAAAGATCTGGTGTAGATAGTGGTGTAACATTTTCATCCACCTTTGCTTCTGCTAGTACTGGTAGTGTTTCAGCTAATTCTGTAGGTAGGGCGTCAGTAAATGAGCATGGTATAGTCAGTGGTGTTGGTGGAGCAACATCTGATGTAAATTATATAGGTAATGGTAGTGCATCTATAACATTAACACCGTTGTATTATTAGTTTAGAGAGGTTTTATGAAAGATTTTTTTATATCAGAAATGTTTAAATTAGAAATTAGATGGGAAGGTGTCAGTTATAATAAAAAAGGTGTTTGTTTTTTCGATGGAGCTTTTTTTTCAGGCCCAGCGATAAGTATAGCAGAAGAGATCAAACATAACGATAGTATAATGTTAGATTTTTATTCTCAATATATTAAATTAGTCAGGGGAGTGTATGTTGGTAATTTTTCATGGAAAGATAGGCATTATTCCAAAGACGGCAATATAGTGTTATTGGATAATGCTACATTGTATGGAAAATATGAATTAAATAATGTTCCTACATTAAAAAAAGATGATTTTTTTGTTATAGATACTAGTAACCATACCCCTGAAAAGCACGGAAATAATTTACTTTATAAGACATATCTAGTTAATTCAGATAATTATTTATATAGGTTTTCTAATGCATAGTCATAATTGTATATCGGTTTCTGGTACTACTAATCAGGAAATATGGAAAGAGGTAAGGTATTCACTAGGTCAAAGATTTTTGGATGACCCTGATTATTTACCGTTAATGTTAGGAGATATAGACAAATACAATAATTGGGTTTCTTCTAATGGTTATGTTCCTTTTGATAAATGGCTATATTGGTTTATAAAGGTTGGTACTGATAGATATGGCAATTTACCTAAAAATAAAGTACATGATAATAAAGTTGGGCACTGTTGGGCTCCTTGTCCTTATTCTACACAGAGCAGTGATTTAAGAACTAAGCATTTGTTGGGTCTATCAGAGACAGACCCTATTCCTACTAAAGTTGACCATGAGAATTCAGGTGTTGTTTATTATATGAAATCAACAGTAAGAGGAAGTGTTTGGGGTTTTGAGTGTACTTATATAGGTTGTACTTATTTTATTTTAAACGGAAAAAAATATTTTTATAGATAGGAGGAATTAAAAAAATGGCAATAAACATTGATACACAGGATTTAATAAATTTTCCTGGTACAGTAAAAAGAGTGTCTGTAGATATAGCTAGTATAGTACCAACTAATGTTGAGGGTGACGAAAAGTATGTTTTACAAACAAGTACATCTGCATATAGTGATAACGCTGGCAGGACAGCTATACAGTCTCTATACATCACAGATTTAATTTCAGGTTGGTGCAAAAGCTCCGGATTTGCTGGAGCGTCTGGAAAATTTTCTATAGATGATACACATAATACATTGAAAATTAGAATGGATGCTACTATAAGTGGTTCCTCTGGTGATGGGTTTTATAATATAGAACTTACTCCTAATAGTGATGGTACTCCTGTTCATGGACAAGTTATAGCAGAAGAGTTGAAACAAAAAATAAGATCTATAGCCAATTACATAGAGACAGCTGATATTGGTTTTACTAATGCTTATAGAAATGCATCTGTGGAGTTTAAAAACAACAAATTTATAATAGTTTCAGGTAGCGTTTCCAGCAGTTACACTGGAAATTACAGATCTTCTGTTATAGTAGAGGACGGAGATAGTAGTGGTTGTGCGTCAGTGTTGGGATTTGATTTACCAACCACCAGTTATAGTTTAGCAAATATAGCCGTAAATGAGACTCTTTTAAATACCTCATATTCTCCAGACACATCTGATGTTTCAGTTAATACTGGGCTTGGTGCTCAGGAGGGTATGCCTTTTATGATTACTGATGGTGTTAATACTGATTACTTTGTTTCTTTATCTGGAACAACAGATTCCCTAATAAAGGTTGCAACGTTGGTGGAAAACGGATATTCTGCAATTACAAATTCATATGCAGGTGGAGAAGCTAAAATACAGTTATTAAGATATCAGGACCCAGAAGCAAAACCAACTAGTTGGTTTGATAGTATAGATCAATTAGTTAGGTATGGTGTTAAGGTAATGATGAATCAAATAGATTATAGTAGTTAATTATAATGAAACATTTTTGGAATATATTGTGTAAAGATAAGGGGCATAAACTTTTTGTAGGCAAGGTTTTTGAAGATTTAGATTTCATTTATAATTCTATGTCTCCAGATTTTTTACATTTTATACCTACTATAAATAATTCAATTGCAGTTAATATATCAAACGGTGTTATATTTAGTGGAAACGATGTGTGTTTATTAATAAAAAGTGACTTCTTGTCTGAGTATAATAACATTATTCTGCCTATGTTGATCATTACAGATAATGGTAGTGATTTTAAGAATGTAAAAGGTTTTGAATACTGCGGAGTTAATTCAATACATACTGTTGAAGAGTATATAATTGAAAAAAATAAACCAGCAGCAATAATTTTTAATGATAAATTTTAGAGGTTTTTGTGACTATTAATTTGAATAAGTCTATGTTATACTTATCAGAATTAGTTGGTGAAGATAATATAAATATATGTTACGGTAAGAGGATAATTGCGGAAGAATGTTTTTTAAGCCACAATAAAAATTTATATGTTGTGGATGATAATTTTGATGTTTTTTCTTTTTCTATAGGTTTAGCTATAAGTAATAATAATAAAGTTTTGGTTTTTGTTGAAGATTACTTAATACTTAGGTATTTATCCTCTCTTGTACAAACATCTATAAGTAATTGCAATAATATAATTATTTTTGTTTTAAATACAGGAAAGTACTCAGAAAATCTATCACATCTTACACTAAGTAACTCTGTAAAATCAATGTACAGTGTTTTATTTAATATGGGATTTTTTATGTATAATTTTACACAGTATTTTAGTAATAAAACAGAGTTAAAAAAAGTGATAGGTATCTATAACAATATAGTAGGACCGTCTATAATTTTTATAGAAGTCGATAGTAACAAGATTAAAGGTGATTTAGATAGATACAAAAATTTACCAGATATAAAAGACATAATAAAAAATGGCTTATATAATATTAAAGAATAGTTTAACTGACTACAAAGCAGCTAAAGTAAATGTAAATATACCAAAATTTACAGATATTAATACTGATGATGGAGATCCTATTTTTACTATAGAGGTTGGTACGACTGTAACTTCTATAAGTGGGTCTAAAGTAAGTCCTGCATATAAAACCGACATAGGTGACCACAACAATTTAGATTCTTTAATAGAGGATGCAATTTCTATAGTTGCTAATAAAGTTGATTGGGGTATATTGTATGACGACACCAAAGCCCCATATGTTGAAAGTGCATACCCTTTAGGAAATGAGGTTGAAATTTCTTCTAGCATTAAATTGGATATAATTGATTCTAAACCCGCCTCTGGTATAGATATGTCTGATGCTAGGATTTATTTAAATAACGGTTATGTTGACTTTGACATAACAGATGAATGTTTTATAAACGGAAACCCTTTTAAATATAATATAAAATGGGCTCCAAAAAAAGTTATTAGAAATTTTTATGGTGATTAGGAGATAGTGTATGCCAGAACAAAATCTAAAGTTTAGAAAACCTCATATGACTAATGTGGATGGTTACTTTTTTATGTTTGATGATGATACAGATATGTTATTAGCAAAAACTGATGATGGCTCTACCTCTTTTTCTTATCCGTTTGATACTCTTATGAGTTCTACTGTTTTAAGTGCTGAGCATGATGGCACAAATTTTTGGTCTATGGAGTCTGGTGCTGCAGATAGTATGATAATAAGGAGATGGAGGATAGAAAATTATACATGTAGGCTAAAGCAGACAATAAATTTAAGTAACCCTTCCCATGTTTTTTCTTCTGAGGCTTTTACTGTAGAGCATTACCATTGTTCTTTGAGTGGTACATATACACCAGGAGACAACAGTATTTATATACAAGGGGATATGCCAGGAGATTTAGCAAGCGGTATGTCAGTAAGTATAAAATCATCAACATCTTTTGAGACAATAAATGTACAGCATGTTTCTGGGAACAATATAATATTATCTAGTCCTATAACTGGTAGTTACACTGATGGTGATGACTTATTGTTTTATAATTATATATGGATGTTTAATAATGCTGATGGTACAGATACTTCTAAAGGTGCTCTATATAAGATAAATGCTTATTCTGGATCTGTTATACAGAAAACAGAAAGTGGCGCTTATAGGGATATAAAAGCATGTACATTTAGCGAAGTAGATCATTTTATTGAACACGGGGCTGTCAATTCTTTAATGTTCGTTAAAGCTAGTAATTTATTATTTATTAATACTAATACTAGTCCTTTTAGTTATTATGGTTCTATGGCTATGGATACAATAGAAAGTAACGAAGTAACTATTATTCCAGTATATGACATATCTGTTAAAGATAAAAATCTTTATAGACTACAATTAAAAGCTACATATTTTGGCTTAACTAAAACTTGGAGTCAATACAGTTATCAACCTGCTACTTTTAATTCTATGGTTGCTTCTATTTCTTTAACAGCTAGTCCTAATGTTATAGCCGCAAATAAAGTAAGTACTTCTGACATAGTGGCTAGGGTAAAAGACCAGTTTGGTCAACCAATAGCAGCAAGGCTTGTGTATTTTGAAGATGATGATGTGGATGGTGAGATGTCTTCAGGAGATGGAGGAGTTAACACAGATTCTAACGGTGAAGCTTTGTCAACATATACTTCTGGTCTTTCAGCTAGACTTGTAAAAATAATAGCAAAGGTAAACCAGGTATAAATGGCTTATGAGAATATAAGGATACCATATCCGAGCTTTACTGTTTCAGATGGATATTTTTTCTTTTTTAGACACAATGAAAATACATTATATAAGAAAAATTCTAGTGGTTCTGTAGCATTTACTTATCCAACTAACCCACCTTTAGGAACAAACCAAGTTCTTTCTACCTGTTTTGATGGTATAAACTTTTGGACAATACAACAAGGGACTACCTCTTTAGATAGAATAATAAAAAAGTGGAGAATAGAGAACTACTTTTGTAATTTAATAGAAAGTATCAATCTTAGTAGTTCAAGCACAAATTTTAATTATGCGGCAAATAGTATGGCTATAGAGAATTACACGTCTACTGTAGCATCAGGAGTATCTTATGGTGATTCTAATATATATTTAGACGGAAGTAATGATTATATACTTCCAGGATCAGTTCTATCTATAGGTCCAAATCATAATGGGTTCTATGAAGATGTAACTGTTACTGGTACCATAAGTGAAAATCTTTATGGTCTTGATTTTTTTGTTAAATATGATCATAATGTAGGAGAAAAAGTTTCTTTTGTTAATAACATTTGGTTGTTTAATAATTATAACCATAAAGTACCTTCTCCTACTCTAAATAGGTTCAATATAGCTAAAGATGATATAGACTATATATTTGAGGACTCTGATTTGTCTAATATAGATGCTAGCTCGTTTTACTTCGATGATGATAGATACATAGTGTTTGTTTTTTCTAATACATTGAGGTTTTTTAATATAACTTCTAAAGCAATAACTAAAACTATGTTATTGGATAATATAAGGACAGATAGTGTAACTGTTACTCCTATAAAGGAAATAGAAATAGTAGGAGATACTTTATTTAGATTGCAGAATTATATGACTTATTTTGGAAGTAACTATAGTCAAAGCACTTATAACTATCAATCATCCACATTAAGATCTTTTGTTGACTCTGTTACTATAGATACTTTTCCTAAAATAGTTCCTAGTGATGGCAGAAGTATATTAAGCTCGTTTGTTGTAGTTCAAGATCAGTATGGAGAACCTGCAGTTAATAAAGTAGTTAGATTTTCAGATAGTGATGATGAGTATGGTTACATGACTATACCACAACCACTTACAAATCTTCAAGGAGTAGCAACTTCTTACTATAGATCAGGTATAACACCAAAAAGCGTGACTATATCGGCATATATAACACAGTATGATTAGGAGGAAAGATGCCAGAAAATATAAGATTACAAAGATCAAATTTCTGTGTTGGACCTCAGATAGGTACATACTGCTCAGTAAATAATCAATCATACCCTGTATCACTACAAGTAAAAAATAACAGTGGTACTTTAATTAGAACATATTTTTTCAGCCCATCAAATATTCTTAAAATAGCACCTTATTCTTCCGAAGATCCTAATTTTATAAGTATAAAGTATGTTGGTAAACATAACCAGAATAGTTTTTATGATGGTGCTGTGTTTTATACACTTGAACTATCTTCTTCTGGAAATATAATTAGAAGGTGGAAGGTAGATAATTCAGATTATACTTTAGACTTAGACAATAGTTTTTATCTTAATAGTAACCCTTCTAATATATTTAATGGAAATTCTTTTGCTGTAGAGAATATTAAAACTGAATTAGATTGGCATGTTTCTACAGGAACTGGTGAGATACAACTTACCACAACCAGCGGCATATCAAAATATGATACTGTGCTTATAGGCCCTTCTAATGATGTTACTAATTTAGGTGTAGTAGAGGAGGCTTATGTTCATTCAGTAAATGGTAATACTATAGAAATTAAAACTTATGATGGTTATATACCTACCAAGTATGAGTATGTTCAGGGAGATAGTGTTGTTGTGTTTAAGGATCTTTATTTGTTTAGTGATATAAGTTCTCCAACAACAAATGGTGTTTTATATAGATTGGACCATAATAATTATGGAGAAGTAAAAGATAAAAAATTAAGTGGGGAATATAAAGATGTATTTAATGCTGTTTGGAATGACTACTTTAATACACTAAGTTTTGTAAAAGGAACAAATTTACTTCACTTTAATGCTGATAATGATGAGGTCATAAAATCTCAATGTATGCATATAACTAAACCAGATAAGGTAAATTATGTATCAGTTTATGATATAGATATAGTTTCTTCAGATTTTTTTAGATTACAAAAAGAAGAGGTTTTATTCGATGATTCAGGTAATTCAACAATTACAACATGGTCAACATATAATTATTTAGTAGATTCTTTAGACCCATACACTCATTCTGTTACTACATTTAGTGGCAGAAATATACTTGGTTATCATGATACTAATGTTATATACTCTATAATTAGAGATCAATTTGGTGTGGGGTTGGTAGGAAGGAATGTAACACTTTACTCATCAAATGACCCAGGAAAAGTTTTAGATCCTTCTGATGGAGTAGTGACTACAGATTCTAATGGTATGTGCAGTGTTCAGTATACATCTGGAACTAATTATACAGGAAACAATGTAGTTTATGCAAGATCTGATGGTGGTAATACTGTAAATGGGAGCCAATATGTTGTAGGTAAGTTATTAATTCCTACATATGAGTTCTATTCATCAGAGTTTAAACTATTTAATTTGGACGAAGAATTTAATGGGGACATAAATATTATATCTCAACCAGAAGAACTATCTATGGGTGTTAATATTTTGAATTATGTCAGAAGATCTTTTCCTGGCGGTGAATGGGTATGGGTAGGACATTGGTATGGTCAGCCTACAATAGAAGGTAGAAATATAGATATAAGTATACTTGATTATGGTGCAAAACTTATATACTCTGTATATCAACCAACATTTAATAATTTAGAAATATGGAGAGATCAGTGGAAAAATCAAGATAGATCATCTTTTCCTGAGGTTCCTGTTTTACAAGAGAATTTGCTGTTTCATGGACCTTATAATACAGATAAACACTATATTAAAGTTATGACAGTAAATGAATCATCTGATGAATTATATATAAGCCAAAACTATATAAGCAGACATTTAAGTTATGGTCATACTGTTAGTTCTGTAATAAATCAATATGTGTTTATAGAAGAAGCAAGACCTAAGTTTTGGTCAGAAAAAAATTATACTGAAATAGAATATTGGATTAGACTTAGGCCTTTTTCTTATAGTTTAGATCCTTCTACATTAAAAATAAAAATAACGGAAGACTCATACTTAGGTATGTTAGACCCTTTTAATATAGAGGAGTTAGGGGATATAGCCATGTTTGATGCTGGTGGAGGTTTAGAGGGTATAGACTTTAGCTATATATTTCCAGAAAAGTTTCACCACAATTCTACAATTTATGTAGAAATAGAAGTCTATGATCATGCACCAGTTCCAAACATATTAAATGTGTCTTATTGGTTTAAAATAATACCAGATTATAAAAAACCATTTATAATAAATAACATTCCTTCTACTGAAGCATACAATGTTCCAATAAATACAGACATAACTTTTGAGGTTTTTGATTTAGGAGAAGGTATAGATATAGAAACTTTAGTTGTTTATGTAAATAATGTAGAAGTAGAGTTTGTATACAATAAGATAGATTATAATCATTACTATGTCACATGTGTTATTGAAGAGTGGTTTCACTACAAAGAAGAAGTTTATGTTTTAGTAGAGGTTTTTGATCTATCTGGTAATAGAAATTTTATGAGAAGCGGGTGGACTTTTTATTGTACAGAAAGCACAGGCCCTTGGTTTGACCCAGATAATGTTGTTCCAGGCAAATGCAAAGAGGGGCTGCCACTAGATCATGATGAAGTAAGTATTCAAGTTTATGGCATAAACGATACAGGAATAGATTATGATAGTATCAGATTTGAGATAGGTGGAAAAACAAGAGATGTAAAAATAACACCTATAATATATAGAATTAAGTAACCTTTAATTTAGTAGGAGGAAGTTATGTCAGAACCAATTTTATCTTTTATATATAATTACTCAGATACAGACACACCGTATCCAGGATCTGGAGGTCCATCAGGAA